GAGCCGCGCCAAGCCCTAACGGCCTACTGCGCCCGCCCCCAATACTGCTCAAACAACTCAAGGTACGCTTCCGCCCGCCCTCTCGCATATTCCGAGACTTCCGGCATGGCTTCGTCGTTCTCCTGCCCTCTGACTTCTCCGATCATGGAATACTTGAGGTAGTCCCCTACCGGCGTGGGGACGTTGAAGGTCGGGGAGCCGGAGGACAGCGCCGCATGCAGATGGTGGTAGATCAGCGCGAAGCCTGTGTTGGATGCGGGAACCTCGTAGACCCTGAGCGTGTCATGACTCTGCTGGTCCGATGTCCAGCGTGTTGGAGTTCCTTCAGCCGCTTCCCACTGCTCGTCGAGAGCTTCGAGCTCATTCACGGCGCTGACCCGGAGCGGGACCCAAGCGCCTTCACCGTCCGCATCGTAGCTCGCGTGGATACTGGAGAGATGATCCGAGGGGACCGACAAGGTAGCGACGCCCCCGGTGATCGTTAACGTCGCGTCTCTCTTCACAAACAGCCCGACCCTTCGGGCCAACCGATCCGCCGCCTCGTTCGCAAACTCATAGAGTTCCGCTTCCGAAATGATGGAGAGGTTTTCTAGAGAGTCCGAATTGAAGACCGGGACCAACCCTTGAATCAGTTGGGAAACATCGACCAGGGTGGGCGCTTGGCCCTGGCCCTGGAAGAGAAGAAGGAGCGACACACGCTACCCCTTCGCCTTCGCCAGATTCTTATCGACGTATTCCTGCGCCGCGGCCATCAAGGCCCGGTCTTCGGTGCGGATCGTGATCCCATCCGAAAAACTCAGCATCATGTGAGCCGGTTCCGGCGGCCGTCCCGTCTCGCGCGGGTAGACGTGTTCCGGCCGGTAGTGCATCCGCGTCAACTGCGCGAAGTTCACATAGCCATGCTGCTTGCATTCGTAGAACATGCTTCCCCTTTAATCCGAGTCGATCGCATAGACTGTGATGTCGCCGGCCGCGCCCGAGCCCGTGTCGTACTCCAGTTTGTTGTTCGCGGTGGAGGAAATCCGTCCCCCCGCCGGCTGATAGGAGATGATGTCCCCCACCGCGAAGGTGCCCGCAATGAGGGTGGACCCGGCAGCGTTTGTCTCGTCGAAAATCTCCAAAGAGCCCGCGCCGGTGACCTTGATTTGAATCTGCTTGACGATGAACTTCTTGCCCGAAGAAGGCGTAATGAGCGTCTGATTCGACTGCGAGGCGGTAAAGGCGACGTGATTCGAGAGGATCGTTCTGCCCTGGTCGGAAACGTCCGCCTTGATCGGCGTGGTTGAGTCCCCGATCGCCGTACCCGCTGTGTTCCGCAGGTTGACATGGAGTCCCCGTTTGGCCGTGATCCGCAGCGCCGCGGCCTGATCTTCCGATGGATCGCCCGAAATCGTGTCGTTGAAGACCGCGAAGGCCGGAATGCCCGTCGTCGTGCCCTCGGTGAAAGCCGCCTTATCCGCCAGGGCCGTCGGGCCGACGGTCTGCACTACATTCACGTCGAGGCAGTTGTCAGAGGAAACCGTCGTGAGCGTGGCGTTGATCGTGCCGTTCGAGAGCAGCATCGGCCAAGCGCCCGAGGCCGCCGCCGCCGTTCCCTGGGTGACGGAGACCGTGCCGTCTACGGTGATGACGTTGCCGCCGTCGTCGATCGAGATGTCGTTACCACCGTCGGCGATATTCACATCCGCCGTGATCGAAGCGACCGAACCGATGTTCCAGGTTCCCGACTGCGTTGCCGCGACCGTCCCGTCTACGGTGATGACGTTCCCGCCGTCGTCAATCGACAGCGACCCCGAGTTATCCGTGACCGGCAAGGCCGAAATAGCAGAAGAGCCATCCGACAGCCGCACAAACACCGGCGTACCCACAGGAGCGTCAACCGTCAAAGACGACGACCCGTCGTCCACGGTAAGCGACCCGGAAGCATCGTCCACCGAAATCACGTTGCCGCCGTCGTCGATCGAGACGTCGGCCTGAATGCGGGTCACATCCACAAGAAGCCCGTTGGTGTTGTCGGCCGTCAGGTGGGTTTCCGACCCATCCGCCGAGAGGCAGAGCTTGACGCGCTGGACGTGGCCGCCCGACCCTTCATCGGTCGAGATCGACGTTCCCGATCCAGCGGTAATTGCTACGTTGTCGGCCATGGTTTAACTCGCAAGCTCCAACAAGGGTTTGACCCGCGCTCCGTTGCCTTTCGGGAACAGTCTCGACAGGTCTACCTTTTCAAGTTCGGCAGGCAAGCGGTCGTAGCGATGCGCCAACCCTCTTGCCCGGACATGGGCGTTCAGCTTCGAAGCGTTCTCAAGGAACCGATTCAGTAAAGGCAGGGTGTCGAGAAAGTCTTTGCCGCCTTCCTTTACCCTGAGAGCGTGGATCGCGTAGTCAACAAGATCCGTGTGGTACTCGGCCGGAATCTCAGGAGACGACCCTACTGCCGTGATGATGGCCGGCGCGTGAGCATAGGTGATGGAGAGATCTGTCCCGGAGGAGGCTGGCTGTTTATTGAGGCAGAGCAGGTCGAGTCCGAGTACCGCGTAACGATCGGGTGTACCTGCGGTTGCCTGCCAATCGTCGTCGAGGGCGTCCAGTTCACCCAGACGGGATGCCTGAAGCCGCGCGCCCCCGCTTACCCGAATTCGAAGCGGACAGAGAAAGTCCTCGAAACCGCTCTGCTGTAGCAGGCGGTAGGAAACGAGCTGTATATCGGAGAGGGTTGCGGTCTTTTCAAGGCAAAGGGTCAGCAGGACAAACAGCCGTTGGCCTTCGTTGATCGCGCCCAACACCTCCGAAGACGGGTAGTAAGTGCCGTCGTCATCCAATCGGTTCCAGATGCGGGTTTGGATTTGGGCGACCGTCATGGAAGCGGCGCCGGGCTCCGGCAGGTCCGAAGGCCCGGACGCCTTACGCGCGGAGGGGGTTAGGTTGCCGCGCTAGGAGGTTCGGATCGCTTCGGAGTAGAATTGGGACATGCGTATCCTCTTCGGAGCCTTGGCCTTTGTCGCCGTCCTCTGCGCCCAGCAATTAGCCATCTTCCAAGGAGGGCAGTTGGTCGGGTTGAACCCCGCGCACTTCGAAGTCACCGACGGCGTGTTGAATCTCGCGAACCCGAGTCAATCCGTGTGCCGGACAACCACCGTCGTCTGCTCCCCCGGCTCCACCCCCTGTAGCCCAGGGCCGTTCACTCTAAGCGCGCCGGAAAACCTGGCCGTCTACACGAATGGAGTGAGAGTCTTGGAAGGGCTGGACTACAGTCTGGCCGGATCGAGTCTCACCTATTCAGGGTTCACCCTGGGACCGGAGGATACCCTGGCCGCGGAAACGATTTCCGCCTGCCCATGAGGACGCCGCTATACGTAAGCCCCTCTCCGTCTCCGGTGCCGCACGAACCGATCGGCCATCTCGAGCTGCCGTCCGCCCCTTCTCCGCGACTCCTTCCCGATCATCCGGTTGAGTTCCGCGACGAATTCGCTGCTGTGCGCTGAGGCGGCCTGTTCTTTCCCAGCGATCAAAGCGAGATCGGACATCGCGCCCTCGGTCAGACACCGAACGGAGATCCACTTCTCGATGACATCCGAAACCGAGGAAAGGTCAGCCGGGCGTTTCGTATACCGGTACGGCAGCCCCCAGGACTCATCGGGGATGGGGTAGAGTTCGACCGTCGGATCATCGTCCGCGTCAAAGTCCGAAAGCGCGTAGCGGTTGGGCTTCCCGAACAGCGGCCTTCCCGGCGCCATCTCATCCAACCGTTCCCGCGACACGATATCCATGTCCAAGGCGCAATCAAACCGCTTGATGGATTCCAGAACGTCGACATCCGATGCGAGTTCATAGACCCGCTGGAAAATCTTGTACGTCAGCTCCGAATTGGTTGTCCCTTCGTAGGCTCTCGACAGGGTTCCCGACGTGGCCGAGACGTAGGTGAAGCCGTAGTATTCCTCGTCGCCAGCAGCCCGGAAGTCCCTCCCCGTCATGGCCGACGTGAACGTGGTGGATGCGCCCGTGACCGTGGTTGAACCGTTCGTCAGGGTGACGGTCCCCGCTTCGTATACCGCCGTCGTCTGGAGAGTGGCTGACACATGCAGCCCGTCCCAATCGCACTCGTCGAGAATGGAGCGGTAGCGTTCCTTGATGTAGTGGTCCCGTAAGTCAGCGGAAACGCCCGGGTAGCGTTGCTCGACGATATGCCGGATCTGCCCGAAAGTCGCCATCAGTGAGGGGTTCGGCGGTTCGCGCAGAGCCGCGAGCAGAACCGCCGTCTTGGGTCGGTGGGCTGAAACAACTCACCGCAACGCTCGCAGGATCGGTACGACGGATCAAAGTGGGCTTTGTCGATCCACGCGATGAGACGGTTTTCGTTCCGGTCGGCTCGGAAGGACTCTGGTTCCGCTCCCGAATAGTTCACGCCTCAATTCCCCAAGGCGTAGAGCGCCGCGATATCCGCTGCCGACAAGGCGCGTGAGTAGATCCGAATATCGTCCAGTTGCCCGTCGAAGTAGTTTCCGAGTGAGGCTTCACATCCTCCATCCGGGTCGACGCCGATCAAATACTGGCAGGTCGAGAAGTTCAACGTGGCTTTGGTGGCCGGCGCGACCGGACCCGCCACGCCGTCAATGTAGATCTGGATCGTGCCCGCCTTACGGACCACCCCCAGGTGGTACCAGGTGTTCACCGTGACGATCGAGGCTACGTCGTTCTCGATCACGTTCACGAGATAGACATCAATCCCGAGATCCCCACCGACATACAGGTTCGTGACGTTCGGATCAGCGATCGCCAGGATCGTGTCGTCGTTGCCTTCGGTGCGGAACCACAGCGCATAGGTCACGTCGCCCGTGGGCGCCGTGGGGCTCGTGGTCGTCTCTCCGTATTCGTCCGAGCCGTTCAGGTCCAAACAATTTGTGCCGACCGCGCACCCGGCAGAAAGGCAGGTCGGGGCGTTGTTGAGCGTCAGGTCTTGGGCGGCTGAGCCTTCATCGTTTGTGCAGTCGCCCTCCATGTCCCAGTGATGGACAAGGCCCGTTGTGATGTCCGAGCCGGTGTCGATGTCGGGGAGCGTGCCGCAGTCCATGACGCCGCTCGCGGCCACCAAGGTTTCCCCGTCATCACAGGCGGTTGTCAATTCCTCGGCCACGCCACCGCCTGCGCCCCCGCCGCCCCCGGAGATTTCCTGAGCCCACAAAGGCAGAGCCAGGATCAGCAATAAAAGAAGGGCTCTCATGGCGTCAAATTCACCCAGCCCGAGGCGTTGCATTCCGCCGCCCCGCAGACGTAGAGATCCGAGTCGTCGGTCTCAATACAGAAGTCATCCTGCGTGCCCGATTCTTGGGCGGTGCAATCCGTCGCATGGCGAAAGGTTCGACTGACGCGCTGGCCCCCAACTTGCAATACGCCTGTTGACAGATTCAGCACGCCATTGCTGCCACTCAAAACAGGGTCGGTCCCAGAAACGTTGAATGTAAGTGTGTGGGTCGTGCCGGTGGTGGTGCCGAAGGCTAAGTTGGCATCGACCCCCATGCCCATCATGATGGTGTCGTTGGTTCGCCAAAGAATGGGGTGATTCGAGAGTGTGCCAATGTCCAACCAATGGTCCGTGACTTGAATCCTGCCAACGACATTGTTGGTCGTGTCGTTCATTGTGATCGTGGGCTCACCCGCCTGCTGTAGGGTGATATCCCCGGTCAAGGTGCCTCCCCCAAGAGGCAGCCCTCCGCCCCCGCCCCCGGCGATTTCCTGGGCGCCCAATAACAGACACACCACGAGCAACGCCAAGATGGGGCAGATGAACCGGAACACTACCTCTGCCTCTCTTCCCAAACAAGGCTCACGTAGACATTCGCCGTCGCCGAAGCCGAAGCAATCGAGACGTTTTTGGTCGTCCCGTCCCCGATCAGGTGGATGTTCTCAAGAGAAAGCGTCCGGCACTCCTCACCCAGCGGATAGACCATCAGGGTCGTTCCCGCTCCGGCGTCGGACGTATGAAACACCGTGGCTTTTGGGGCTCCCCCGTCGGTCAGAAGCAATTCCGTGGCGGCCGTTCCGCTCGCGGCCGTCCCGTTCATCGAAAGCGTCCAGGTAACCGCCGCGTCTTGACAGATCGTGATCGAACGCAGAAGAACCCGCTTGGCCCCCGAAGAAGGTTGCTGGAGGGTGATCTTTTCCGCCGACCCCGACAGCGCCGTGGTCTTGTAGTAGGCGTAGACCTTGGGATGAATGACCGAGGTAGAAACCTGCGCCCACCCAGCCGTTGCCAGCAGGGTGAGCAGCAGAACGATGCGGAGCATTGAAGCCTCCTAGACCGGACGAGCCACGCCGGCGGTATCTGCGGCGGGCGTCGGGGCGTTAAACAGAAGAATCTTGTTTCGGTCGTCCACGTCCCACTTGATCGTGGTGCCGTGCGCGTCCGAGTAGGCCACCGAGTCAATGACTTCGATGTAGCCCTGGGTCAGATCGGCGGTCAGCTTCATCACGCCCGTACCCGCCGCCGAGTAGTTGGCGGAGAAGTAACGGAAGATGCAGCCCTTGAAGGTCAAGCTGCGGTCGATCGCCGTCGCGTCGGCCAGCCGGACGTGGACGTGGTTCGTCGCGTGCTCGAGTTGCGCCGTGAAGCGGCAGTTGCGGAACTCATTCCGCGACGCCCCCGAGTCGCAAAGCAAACCGGAGTTGGCGGCCGTTCCCCGCGCGATCGTGTCGAGCCCGATCGTGCAGTCATCGAAGAGGTTTTCGGTCCCGGTGAGGAACACCGAGTACGCCCCGGCGATGTCGTTGTTGTCGTGTCCGATGCCCGCGATGTGGCAATTCTTGAAAACGTTGCGGGCGCCGGTCACCGACAGACACCCCGTCGGATTGGCCGAAGAGACCCCGGCGTAAAACTGGATGTTTCTGAATTGGCATCCGTTCGCCGAGACCGTGAACAGATTGGTGGCTGTCGCGAAGCTCGACTCAAACGCCACGCGGGCGCGCTGCGAATAGACCGACTCCGAGTTGACCCCGATCAGGTGGACGAGATCCTTGTTCCACGCAAACGCCGCCGCATCCGCTGTGAGGACGCGCGCCGTGCATTCGGAGGCGTCGTTGCCTTCGCCCACAAGATAGATGACATCGTTCTGGTCCGCGATCGCGGCATCGTGCGCCGCGCCGAGGGTGGCGAAGGCCGTCTCCATGGTCTTGCCGTCGTGTTGGTCCGATCCCGTGCGGGGGCGGACGTACCAGCGGTTCCCCTGGGTCAGGAAGTTGAGGGCGGCCGTGACGTTTCCGCCGAAGTTGACGGGCCGTGTAGCGTTGACGCTGGACATGATGTTTGTTCTCTCCTTTGGTTGAGAGGGGGGCCGAAGCCCCCCAGCGTGTTTATTGGCCCGGCGAGCCCGCTACACCGAGGTAGCGCTCGTACCCGACCGAGAAACGCATCCGGCCGGCGACCACCGCGGAATCGGATTTCTCCTCTTCCCAGGACTTCATTTCGAGCTTCTTGCGGTCGTACCATACGAGGCCCGTGTCGTTCGGAGCAGCCGTCACAAACCAGGCGTCAGTGTCAGTCAGGTATTCACTGATGAGGATCTGGTCGAACGAGGGAAGCCCAACCCGCTTCATCAGCGCGTTGATGGTGTGGTTCGGGGTGTCCGAGCGCATGTCGCCCCGCAGGATCTCTGCCGCCACGAATTCCAGGTCGGACGGAATCAACAGGGTGCGGGGGATGATCCGCGCCGGGATGCCCGCATGGGTTTCCCACTGCCGGAACAACGTGAGCATGTCCATCAGTGAGGACACATCGAGGTCAGCCGTAGCGACGAGGTTCGATTGCACCCCGCCGGCCTTGACCTTCGGATGGGACGCCGAGAACAGCGACACGCCGTCGGGGCCGGTATCGGCGAAGCCGTCATTGAAGACGTTGAACGCCAGTGTTTCCCGAGTGTCGATCGCGCTCCGCTTCAGGTGCGTCGCCTGCATCGTGATTTCCCGATGCTTCTGGTCTTCGAGCGCTTCTCGCGAATACTGGAAGCCCAGTCGGTACTTCACATGCGTAAACGTCTTGTCAAACGCTTGCTCGGGGTTGTCGGTAATCAGGTCTTCTCCCTCGTCGGAGAGGACGAATTGACCAAGCCCGGTGTACTCGGTGACCTGCTCAAGCGAGCGGTCCGAGGTGCGAATCTGGAAGACCCTGGGGCGCCCTTCCGGGTACTGGTCTTCCACGTCGTCCATCACTTTGTCGATGAACGGTAGGGCGTCCGCCAGCATGCTGTCGGTAAATCTTGACCGTAGAATCATGGCTGTCTCTCCTTGCGATTAGCCGGCGGCTAGATCGAGTTGGCCTCCGGGTTGAGCAAGTGGAGGTTGATCTTGCAGATGATTCGGGCGTTGGGACCGAAAGCGTTGTCGGGGTTTTCGTACAGCGCGATCAGCTTCAGGTCGAGCGCGGCCGAAGTCGCCGAGATGCCGGTCTCGTTGATCTCATGACCGGAAATCTGAGTGGTGGAGTTGCCGGTCCCGTAGATGGCGTTCGCCCCCGCGAACATATCGTCCGCCACGACGCCCGCCGAGACGGCGTTGTCCTGCGCCTCATAGAGCGCGCCGGGGTTCCAGACGACTGAATGCGCGGTGAGCGTGAGCGCCGCGCCGAAATTGAGGGCCGCCCCGAGCATCCGGGTGGTCCCGGGTGTGCCGCCGGGCGACAGATTGCCGTCCGCCTCAACGGTTACCAAATCGTGCTTGTAGATGATGGCGTTCTCGGAAGCGTCCTTATTGAACGACTTGATCTGCGAGTGTCCGCCGCCCAGGTTTCGCATCGTCGGAGCGAAACCGTGTGCATTGTCAACGTTGGCCACGTCGACCTCCTTGAAACTCCGAAATGTCGGGGTCAGCGGTTCCGCCCGAGGGCGAGAGGGCTAACGAATCAATCCGGGGCGCATTGCGCGCACGCCTAAGGTACTTGACAACTCACTGCTACGCCGGGACCTCGCGGGTCACACGGCGCGAAATCTGAACTTGGTCCTCGCCTTTCACGTACATATCGCGGCTCTTGGTCTCCTCGCGATAGTGGCTTTGAATCTCCCGTGTCCGGCTCCGGGTCTTGTCCCGGAAAAACTCTTGACGCTGCTTGGCCTTGGATTCGGGCATGGATGCCAGGATTTGGCCCGCGTGCTTCACTTGCCGGCCATCGTCGGTCTGGACGGGCTCCCAGCCCCGCATCCCCAAGTGGTCGATGTGGCGGGGAGACAGAAACCGGCCCCGGTGGCCCTTCGGGACGTGCTTGTCCATCAAGTCTTGTCTCGGGTTCAGGACTTCCCAGGGCTGCCGCCCTTCCGCGAATTCATCGCCGCGGCGCAAAAAATCCTTGTCGGTCGGCTCCAAGCCAACCGAGACCCCGTGGCCTTCCAGGCCCTTCTTCCGGGTCGCCTCGGTGCGCGCTTCCAGTTGGTCGTCGTCGTAGTGGTTGCCGATCGAGTAATGCGCCATCGGATCGACGGCCCGCGACTTCAGCTCATCGTTCTCGGCCTGGAGGGCCGAGAGCTGCTTTTCCAGTTGGGCTTTGGTTGGCATCGAGGTTAGGAGTTCGGCGTCCGCCCCTTCGCGGTTTCCCGCGCCCGGCGGGTGTGGCGTTGGGCCGCTGTCCGGTTGCGGGCGTCTTGGGTGGCCCGTTGTTCGAGGTCGCGGATTTTCTCCGCCCGTTTGGGGCTCATGAACCGCTGTCCCTTTACCCGCTGGCGGGAAATCGCCTGTTCAATCGGTGTGCGTTCTTCCATGGCTTACTCTCCGGTTCGGACGTTCGATTCGATCGCTCGAGAGCGTTTCGCGATATCGGCCATCTCTTCCTTTGACAGGCCCATGCGCTTGGCGATCTCTTTCTGGTGGGCGTTCAACTGCGGCGGGCTCGACAGATCCGCTCCCTTCCTGCCCTTCGTCCCGTTCTGGGCCGACACATGCGCCAATCGCGCGTCCTCGGAATCACCGTATGACCGTTTCCCGGCCTTGATGAGCTTCAATTCGGCGTTGAACACAGCTTGCGCCAGACGTTTGTCTGTCCGCATCCCGGTTCCTTCCAAGGCTTTCATCTGCCGGGCCGTCTCCTTGAACAGGTCCGAATCCTTGTCCATCAGCTCGGGGTATTCGTCAACGAGTTTCGATTGGGTCTGGAGGGCTTCGGCTTTGCGCTGGATCAACTCTTCGGCTTCTTCGCTACTCAAGAAGCCTTTCTTTTTGAGGTAGTCGTCGAGCGCCCTTCGGCCCCGTTTGTTGATGTCGTCGATGATCGAGAGGTCATCTTCGCTGTCGGGTTCGGGCTCGGGCTCGGCGGCCGGCGTGCCCTGGCTCGCCTGCTCGTACCAATAGTCAGCCCGGCTATTGGCGTCTTCGAGCTTGCCGTCGTACTCAGCCCGCAGGGCGTCGAGGTCCGCTTTTGTGATGGGCTTTTCGGCCGGCTCCGTCGTTCCGGCCGCCGGTTCCTCGGCCACCGCCGCTTCGTCAAACGTCCGTCTTTCGAGCCAATCTATCCTCATGAGAACTTTTGCGCCGCTCCATACGGCGTGTTTTTGTACTGGTGTTTCACGAGCGATTCGATGTAGGCCGTGCAGAATTCGCAGATCGCCACGTAAACCCCGTCGAGCAGATGCACTGCGAACGAGGGTTCGCCGCCCGGACTCAGGGCTTTGAGCACTTCAACGGAGGTGTGGCAGCGCGCGCACTCATGCGGAGGATTCCCCTGGGTGAGTAAATCGAGCGCTTCGTAGTGCCGTTTCCGGCAATCGAGGCAGACGCGGACGTGGATACCAAAAGGAGTGAGCGACGACGGAGGAACCTGCTTCCCGCAAGGCCCCTGACACCGTTCGGAGACAACCAACCCGATCACGGCTGGTTCTCCTGTTTGATCCGGTGGGGAAACTCAAGAACCGCCCGGTAGGCTTGACAAAGACCCTGGGCCTGATAGAGTTCCGGCCCTGCCGTCTCCCGCTCGCAAAGGTTACGCGCTTGGTCGAGAGCCCTTTGAATTCTTTCCTGGAGGAGCGCCCATCCCTCGCTGTCGAGAAGGAGGTCGATCACCTCCACTACTTCCGGGTCTTTGCTGATCGGGGGCGGCTTCACTGCCCATCAGTTCGGTTGGCGAAACCCCTTGATTGACCATGCCTTGTACGTTCTCGGCTGTTCTTCGGACCAAGGCTTCCATCAGAGCTTTCTGCTGCATCTGAACGATGTGCTCCTGGATATGCGGAGCGAGCATCTGCATGGTGCGTTGATCCGGGTCGGGCTGGGAAGCGAGCCATTGCATATCGTCCTGGTGGCCCTGGATGTGCTCTTGATCGTTGTCCAAGGGGTTGACGTGGATCTGATCGCCTTGCATCGCCGCAACCAGTTCTTCCTGCGGAGACTTCGAGCGGTCGGGCTCGGGGGGCTCGGCTACGATATCGCGGAAGTCATGCCGCCCCATCGACTCCCAAAGGTCGTTGGTGACCTTCCATAGAGCGTTCGGGTTCATCGCGACCAGAGGATTCTGGAGCATCAGCGAGAACATCTCGAGCGACCGTTGCCGGCCAACTTCTTTGTTGACAGCCGAAGTCGCGAGCCGAATGTCGAAGTCCATGGACCCGGAACGGTCTTCGAGGTCCAATCGCGCGGCGCCGTCTCTGACGGGAAACAGACCTTCGGCCTTCTCTTCGGTCACCCGGAAGAACTGCCTCGCCGGTAGGAACTGGATTTCGAGTTCCCAGAAGTGCTTGCACATATCGGCGAAGTCTTCCCGGAAGACCCGGTTGTCGAGGGCGAACCTCACGTTGGATTCGTCCAAGAGAGCGACGGTCTGTCCCACGGTTCTCGGGGCGTTCGGCCGGTCCTGCGTCCGCCCGAGGTTCAGGTCACCCACGCCCAACCGCTCCCCGAGCCCCATCAGGAATTGAATCTCGGACTCGACAAAACGTAGGTCCGCTCCCATCGACACGACGTTGACGTCCTGCCCCGGCGTATCGACCGGGATCATTTCAAACGGCTCGTACTTTCGACGCTGGGGATCAGAACCCGAACCCGGTCTGTAGAAAACCAAAGGCCCGACTGAATACTGCCCCGCCTCAACCCCGAGGTTATGAATCGCCGTGGCTTCGGATTCGATCTCACTCAGAAGCTCCCCGAACCCCGGCGGCCAGTACCCGTCTCCGGGCATGGCGGCCTCGACAAACGGCCTGCGTTTCTTCTGCAAGGGATAGAGTTCATCCAACCGTTGCAGGCCAATGAGACGGTTGATGTCCGGCTGGAACCGCGCCACGTATTCAACCTCTTCCTCTTCTCTTCGCGAGAGGTCGTTTTCGTCCGCGTCCTCTTCGCCACTCTTGAGAGGTCGCCACTTGCCGTACCATTCCCAGACCGTGAACCCTTCCCGGATCGACTCGGCGTCTCTCTTCTGAACGGCTTCCCCGAGGTCGTTTTCGTCTTTGACCTGGACGTTTTCAGAATCCCGCGTCCCGTCCATCGCCTCATGGAGAATCCGTTGCTTCAATGTGTCGTCGCCGGTGTTGTCCTGGTAGATCGAATCCAACCCTTTGAAAAATCCCGAAGCCGTCTCGATGTACCTGCGGAAGAGGTAGGTGAAGTCGTGCAGGCTGTCGACCTGCTCCGCCGGCACGATGAAGTCGTCCGGCTCCAAGGGCTCAAACGCCGGCCCCTCGTAGTCGACCACCTCCGTCTTCCCCTTGCCCCCCAACCTGCCGAAGGTCAACGCCTGAATCAACTGCTGCAATCTCCCTTGAACGGGGATCTCGAACGTATCCCGTCGCCAAGGCGCGTAGGCCACCGACCTACCAAAAAGGATCTTCCGAAGAGCAAAGGTGATGAAGGGCTTGACGATCTTCATGGACTGGAACAATCTCCAGGTCATGTAGAGCGAGACCTTCTTGGCGCGCTTCATGTCGGACGGACCCACGGGACGGGCGACGATTTCGGCATCGTCCCCAAACAACGCTTCAACTTCCTTGGCGAGTTTGGCGGTGACGTGCCACTTCACCAAAGGAATGCGGAAGTTTGGGGCGTCCTTGTCTTCGGAGGATTGGGGGTCGTAGCGGACCCGCCAGCGCTGGTAGTAGTCCCGAAAGCGATTCATCCGCCGGTCGTGGTCGGACACGGCCAAGCGAAAGTCTTCCTCGATGCGGTGTTCGAGGCGTCTTCGTTCGGGATCGGGGAGCAAAATCTGGTCGGGCAAGTCATGGGTTCGTCGGGTTAGAATCGGACCATGAAAGCCTTAGCGCTCCTCCTTCTCACGGCCCTCTCTCTCCAGGGAGCGACGCTCGCCGTCTCCAACGCCCAAGCCCTACCGGGAGCCATCGCCACGATTCCCTTGACCTTCCAGGGAACCGAGCAGGTCTCGGGCCTGCAATTCACCGTGCCCTACCCGGTGAACGAAGTGGAGGGACTGACGGCCCAACCCTCCCCCGAGCTTTTGCAATTGGGAAAGAGCATCACCTGTCTCACCGATCAGGGAGAGACCCGGTGTCTCGTGATCGGCTTGAACCAAACCGCGATCCCATCAGGAACCGTCATCGGGAGTTTAGTGGTCGATACCTCGGAAGCCTTCGACGGGATTGAAGTCTCGCTCGTAGACTTGGCGGCAACGGACCCCGGGGGTACGTCCGTACCCCTAACCTCTACCCCCGGCATGTTGGATCTAGGCTCGGGCCCCTGCGACATCAACAGAGACGGACTGACGAACATCGTGGACGTACAGTTGGTCGTCAACGCCAGCTTGCAGCCCGGTACGTGCGGGCCGCAGTCTTAGCGCCGCAACCGACTCTGATACTCCCCATACTTCTGAACCCCCGGCCTCTCCTGCTTGTTCCTGAGCTGCGAGGGGTACGACTCAATCCCCACCACTCCGTAGGCGAGCGAGAACACATCGTCATCGTGACAGCCTTCCTGATGCTCGGGTTTCCCGTCGGGCTTAATGACGAACGTCCGGCATTGCTGCAAAGAGGTCCGGTCCCGGATCAGGATGGACTGCTCTAACACAGCCCGTTGTAACTTCGAAAGCAACTGCGCCCTTGTCACTTGGTTGATCTGATACCCGAGGACGTAGGACGTGATGTCCCCTCTCAACAGATCGGGCCGGTGGGCGAAGATCAGCGCCGGCGGATAGTGCAGCCTCAGGAGTTCTTCAATCATCGCCTTCCCCAAAGCTCCCCCTTCAGGAACAACGTAGGCGTCGTTGTAGAACCTCGCCAATCTTTCGATGTACCTTCCAAACTCGGTCGGCGTGAACCGTGCTCTGACCTGAGCTACTTGGTCCCCGGATTCCACTTCCAACACAGAGGCAGACGAAAAGTCCGGGTCCGCCGTCCCTTCCCCTTTGTTGATGTCGATCCCATACGCCTGGTCGGCGCCGATCGTGTAGAGATGTCCCTCTTGGGGAACGCGGTAGACGGCCAAGGCCCCGCGGTCGGCCGCTTCGAGGTAGATTTCCCTTCGGAGTCCCGTTTTCTCTTCGGCCACTTCCCCGACCAAAACAGGTTCCTGTGTCGGCATCCTTCCCAGGTGCTTGAACGAGAAGAACGCTCTTCCTGAGGCCCGGAACGCCTCTTCGGGATACCCAGGGTATTCCTGCCGGAACCTTTCAATGTCGCCTTGGCATTTGTTCTCGATCGCCCAGCGCCGCCAGTTGATCTGTTCAAACGAAAGCCGGAATCTTGCTTGGATGTCTCTCTCTTCCTGGTCGAGGGAATCATCGAAGCGTTCCCGTGAGAGGTCGAGAGGCCGAAGGTATTCTGGGTGCTCCCACCACGCGAAGAATTCCGCGATCCATTCCGACTCGATCGCCGTATCAACCGCTCTTTCCCAGAGAACATGGAAGGGATTTCCTACACCGTTGGCCGTCGTTTCAAGAACCGCGCACGTATCCGGGTCGTCCGGCATCGTCTGGAGCAACCCGGTGAGCAACGTAGCCAGATCACGATAGAACGCTGCTTCCGAGCAATGGAGGTAGCGGGCCTTGAAGCCTCGCCCGACTCGGACGTTCTCAGCGGTCTTGACGTCGATCGAGGAATCGTTACTCCATCGCAGTGTGCGCCGCGAGTCGTTCTCCAACTTCGGTTGGGAGATCACCTGCCGGAACGGCTGATAGGATTCCTGGAACGTCTTGTAGTAGCCAAAGATTTCCTCGGCGTTCTCCAAAAGATGAGCCAGTACAACAGCCTTTTGGCCCGAGACGAACGCCGCCCGCTGGAAGAAATACGCAGCGATCGCAGTAGACCCCCAGACCTGCCGGGCCTTTAGAAACAGAATCCTCGGAGGGATGCCCTTCTTGCGCTGAGACTCAATCCGGCGGATCAGCTTCAACTGCGCCGGACCCATCCGGTAGGGAATCAACAACCCTTGTTTGTTGCGAACCGATAAGGTCTCTTCGGCCCAGGTCTGATGGTCCTGGAAGTCCGCCCGGATCTGACGGGCGGCTAGGAGAGCTTCATCGGCGTGTCGCATCCGCTATGCTGGGTTCGGTATGCGTGACCGCTTCATGTGCGAGGACTGCGGCGGCAAGGTGCCCAACCCCTGTGTCTGCCCCTGGTGTGGCGGGACACGCTGGATCACGCTGGAGGACATCCCGGCCACGCCGATCGGCCCCGATAAGCCGAAGCCGAATTAGCGCTCGAAGCTCCGCTCCAGCTTCCGAAACTTCTCAGACACTTCCCGCTTCAACCACTCTTCCCGTAAACGGTCTTCATAGTCCGGTGAGGAAGGCGAGAGGTCTTTAATCGCGGAGACCCAATCGTTGTGGGCGTTCGCGAAGTCGGTATGCACCCGGTAGAACCGTTCCGCCGGCGCTGCCGCCGTGGCAACCAGCAGAAACCCCGCGAGAAACAGACAGAATCCAATCGTCGCTTTAGAGCGAATCGAGGAACTGTCTTGCTTTCTGGAGTTCACTGGGGTTGCCGCCCAACAGCCGTTCGCGTTGGGGTTCGGACAGCCCCGCCATGAACTTGCCGCCATCCGACTTCGCAAGCAAAGTAATGGCGGAAAGAATGCGTTTCACCGAAGGATCACGGTTCACTTTCGGCTTCGGTGGAGGTTTCAGGGTGTATTCCTGCGTCCCCCGCTTGACCTGGATCTCATCGGGTATCCGTCGGATTCCGACGGATGACTGGAGGTCGATTACGGTGCTGTGGTGGACTTGGCAGTGGTCCGCGATCCGCCGTGCGCCCCACTGCGCCCACTGCTCATCAGAGAGCATCTTCTTGACGGCCCGCTGCTTGTCGGCCGTCGTTCGGCGTAGCCCGTGAATCGCGTTCGCCCCGCAACTGTAGAGGGTCGCTTCCCGCAGACCCCCTGGGTGGCTCAGCGTTGGGATCGTCTTTCGATCGGCGGATTGGTACGCCAGGTAGCGGTGGAACCCATCAGCCACAAACGCCCCAAACACGACAACCGGCGGGAGTTCCTTCTTCGGATCTTGAAGTGCTTCGGCGTATTCAGCGACGGTTTCGAGGTCGATCTTCTCCCGGGGTTGGGCCTGCTCGGTGAGCTTCAATTCCGATAGCTTGCGGTGTTGGACGCCCATTACGGTTTGTTCGCTCCTTCCACGCCGCGCGCCAAGCGGTCTCGGGTCCGCCGCTGAAGCCACATCAGGGCTTCCTCGCAGTGGGTGAGGGCGATCGCGTTGTCGCGGCAAGAAAAGGGACCGGACTGAAAACCGCGCAGGCGATCAATGACGATCGCGAGCAAGGCCTCCTGGGTGACACCGTTGACCCCAAACTCCTTGATGGGACCGTTTTGAAACAGGACCAGCGCCTTTGTGTCGTCGTCACAGGATGAATCAGCCGATACATTCGACTTGGCGTGGAAGCCGTAAATGCCGTACTTGTGGCAAGCCCCTCCTTGACCAGGCTCGTCCTGGACTTCGATCGACAACTGATGATTGGCTGAGTCGCCCTCGACGATGTGATCCTTGAGAACCCGCATTCAAACCCCCCTTACATCCACGCCCGACAAGCTCAGCAAGTGTGCAAACTCCCGCCTTGCCTGTTGCCGGAGCAAGCAAACCGCACTCTCGGAGAGATTCAACTTCTCGGCGGCTGCATGTAGGAGTTCGTCGGATCGGTGGGTCTCTAATGCGATGCGTGATCTTTCGGGTAAGAGAAGGTAGGCCTTGCGAATCAATTCCCGTCGTTCGCTTTGGAGAATGGACTTCTCGAGGTCCGGCGTCTCCGAACGGCCGTCCTCGTCGATTCCTTCTGCGGTGTCGTTGCGGTAGTGCCGCCGTCGATGCGCGTCAACGATGCTTTGACGAATCGAAAAAATGCAGTAGACCTTCAGGCTCAGCGTCCCGGCTTTTTCCGGGTTGTAGGCGTCGACCGCTTTGATGAGCCCGAGTTGGCCTTGCTGGATGAGGTCGTCGAGCGGGACGTGCGAGAACGAAGATTTGTGGAGCCTCCGCGCTTGGGCTTTGACGAGATCCTGGAAGTGGAGGATTCTTTCGTCGCGGCTGAGAGTGGCGGCGCCGTTGAGTCCTGCTCGGCTTGCGCGACCAACAACTGAAACTGTTCCCATGTGACGGTCCCCTGTCCTTGCGAATCCTGGGGGGCGTTGCGGAAAAGCAACTGCGCCAGGTTCGTGAAGCGGTGTACACCGTCAAGCCGGGTCGAGTGGTCGGGTAAGTCGGTCTCCGGGATCTTCGCCCCCATGGCGTCTTTACAGACACCGAGGGCTTCCGAGTACAAAGACCGGATGACCGATCCTTGTTCTTCGAGGAGAGACGACAGGAAGGCTTGGGTGGAAGGGTCGGAGAGGTCCCGCTGCACGGTTCTGCGGGTGACCCCAATCGAGCGCGCGGTCTGGGTGACCGTTTGCCCCGAAGCCAGAGAGGCGACTTCGGCGTGAGCGCGGATGTGTTTCGCGAGACCCTTGGCCGGCATCAGGCGGTGAGCACCAATCCTGACGCCGGCCGCTGGTTGGCACTGGAACCGCTCTTTGCGGAGGGCGTTTACCGAGTGCGAAATTGCGCGGGCAGGTTCACTACGAGTTTACCGGAAGTGCAAAACCTCGGGACGCAATTGCTCGCCTGCGATTTTCCGGCAGCGCCCGGGGATCATTTGATACTCCGGAGTGCTCACCAACTCTAGATACATACCACATCGGTTTCGGTCATAGTACCGAAATTGGGTCTTGACAAGAGTTATCGCTAAGGTTACAATCAACGCTATGACAAGTGTTATGGCGAACGACCAAACCGAGCCAGAAGTCATTAAAGCCTGCGACTGCTTGCGTTGCGAGTATCGCTGGTTCCCCCGTTCGACCAAGCGTCCGGCGGTGTGCCCGGAGTGTGGGTCCGCCCGCTGGGACGAACCGAAAGACCCGAACGAACCGGGACCGAAGAGGGCCGCATGAAAGCGATCGCCGTCCTCATGTTCCTGATCGGCTGTTTCGTAGGAGCGACAGCCACATTGAGCATCATGCACTCGGCGATCAAGCGCCAAGTCCGCTTGCAAACCGAGGTCTTGGCGCAGGCCGCCCAGGCCCGCGCGTTGAACACCGAATGCAAAGCCGCCCTGGAAGGTATCTGGGTGCGGATCGAAGCCGGGCGCGCGGAACACGCCCGCCGGATGGAGGACTGACATGGACGACTGCGAACACCAACACGCTGACCCCTGGATGGTCGCCGCCAATTCCGGCCCCCACTGCAAACGCTGTTCCTCATCGTGTGAGGACTACATTCAATGCCACCACTGCGGACGGTACGTCTGTGAAGACTGCATGACCGAATCGGAAGAGACGCTGAACGCCTGTTCGGAGTGCTTCGAGAAGGAAGCGCTCCGGCTGACCCAAGCCAACACAATGCTGTTCAAGCAAGCCGAAGAGCTACGGGAAAAGCTCGTGGAGTGGCGATCCAAATACTACCGCCTGGAAGCCGGGCTCCCGCCGCCGATTCCTTCGGATTCGGAAGTGGTGTTGGCGTCGCGGAGGGTCGGCGTGGAGGTAGCGGTGTGACCATCGTTTTCTGCACGGCTCCAACGTCGCAAGAGTGCGAGTGCTTTGAGTGCGGCAAGACCTGGGTTGAGCCGGGGGACTACGACTTCAACTACGGAATCGGGCATGTCTTTGTTCCCGCCACAAGTTCTACCGAGTGCCCGGAGTGCAGAGAGGTAAGGGGATGACCGAGCAAGTCAGGAAAGTCCTTCTCGACGCAGCGGATCTTGTGGAGAAGGGATGGACGCGGGGGGCGATGGCCGTTGACCGTCACGGGCACGCCGTAGCGCCTGATAGCCCGAAAGCGTGTAGACGTTGCGCGTATGGCGCAATCTATGTGGCCGCAGGCTTCTGTTACGAGCTGACCTTCAAGGCATGTGAGGACTTCAGAGTGTTTATGCTCGGACGGTACTCGCAAGACATCGTTGACTGGAACGACAGCCAACGCTCCAAGTATCCCGTAGTGAGAGCACTGAGAAAGGCGGCTGAAGGATGAGCGACGTACTTGGACTTCTTGTCACCGGCCCGCCCGAAAAGATGCAGGCGTTTCACCTGGGCGTCTGCTTCGCGTTGAACGCGGTCAACCGGCGTGAATCAACGACGCACTACACCTGCATGACCGAAGACCTCAACCACGCCCTGCATGTCGCGCACATGGCCGACGTAACGGTCCAGAAGATCGAGCGCGGCAGGGCCATGCGCCAGGAAACCAAACGCTTGCCGGGCGGCGGAACGATCACGGCCACCGACCACGAGGAAAGTTACCCGGTCCTGCATCTCGGGACGCACGAACAAAAGTGGGGTGACGCATGACGGCCCATCAAATAGCCCCCCGCCCTTACTCCCTGGAGAAGCCCGTCAGGGATAAGAAGTACCTCGACTTCGTGCGGCAACAGCCTTGCTTGGTTTGCTACTGCTACGGGTCCGGCGAGCGCAGGCGGGAAGCGGCTCACACGGGGCGCAATGGTAAGGGGATGGGCATCAAGGCGGATGACAGAGACGCGATTCCTTTGTGTTGCCGCTGTCACAGGCTGGCTCCCAACTCATACCACTCCTTCGGGGATGAATCGAAGTGGGCTGCTCACCATGGACTGGACCTGCCCGCTATTCGGAAGAGGTTGAGAGGGCAATACGAAAAACGGAGGGCCGCGTAGGTGTGCTCTGTATCGACCTTTTCTGTGGCCTTGGCGGTTGGGCGGAAGGATTCCTTTCCGAGGGGTATTCAGTGATCGGGTTTGACATCGAACGCCGGCCGTATCCGGGCCAACTGGTCTTGCAGGACGTGACCACCTTGGACGGAGCGCAGTTCAAGGATGCCCGGGTGATCGTGGCGAGCCCGCCCTGCCAGGAGTATTCCTACATGGCGATGCCCTGGGAACGAGGCAAACAGATCGCACGGGCTCTACGGGGCGAAGATCAATTCCCCGAGGGACACACGGGCTCCCGCAACGTCGCGGAGTTGAACCGGCTATTCCTAGCCTGCTTCCGCATCCAACGGGAAGCGTCCGAAGCCGCGGGCCGGCATATCCCGATGGTCCTGGAGAACGTCAGGGGCGCCCAGGTCTGGGTCGGCAAGGCGCAAGCGCACTACGGGAGCTACTACCTATGGGGCGATGTGGAGTCGGTTGGAGGACGGATTGTCGCGCGCAAGCCAGTCGAGTTCGGTATGAACGTGCGCGGAGCCGTGAAGTGGGTTGGGCCGGCACAGGGGAAGTTTGGGAGCTACTACCTGTGGGGAGATGTTCCGGCGTTGCTGCCGGTTGCGCGGAGGAACGGACAGAAGGTCAGCGCCGATGGGACGCACAACGGCCAAGGATCTTGGTTCAAGGTTGCTGACTCGAAGAACCGGGGCACGAAGAACACGGGCGGAAGCTGGTTCAACATCGCGCACAACACCACGTCAGGCGTCGGCCGCAACCCCGTCCATGCCGCAACGAAGCAGTACGGCGGCAACTTCGGATGGGACGGCTCCGCGCTGCGGCAAGGCAATTCCAAATCCAACGCCCGCAAGCAAGCCTCAGCCTTAATCGCAAAGATTCCCTTTGAATTGGCAAGGCACATAGCGAGGGTCTACCGGTGAGGTTAAGGGCTAGGTATGGGAGGAATGTAGCGTGATTGGCCTGACACGTAGCGGATTCCGGGCGTTCCTTGAGGAGAACCGGGATACCGTCTTCGATCAGAACGACTGCCTCCGATGCGCCTTGGCGGTCTACTTGGACTCTATCGTCATCTACGAAGATGACCACCGCTCCTGGACGCACAAGCAGTATCGGGAAATGGAGTTTGTCTACATCGAAGACTTGCCACGGTGGGCGCAACGGATCGCAAAGCTGCGGGATGGCTGCAAGGTCGGGACGGTGTTCGGCTCGCTGTTGCTGGAGGAACTGTGATTCGGAAGAGGTTAAGGGAGCAATATGAGGCAGTTAGCGAGATCGAAAACCGCTTCGATTGGCATTGATCGGTAGGGGAGTACGAGAGGAGACAGGCGGACAGGAGGCATAGCGAAAAATGAACGTACAGACAATCCAGATGGACCCGAAGGTAGCAGCCGGGAAACTCTCGGCTCTTGCTCGGATGTTGAAGAGACAGCCGGGCAACGATGAATGGAGGGCGGCCCAGACGGGCTACCGGATATTGGCGAAGGGGACGCCGTTGATTGATCCCTTTAAGGCGATCCGGGAATCGGGCTGGGATACGGGGGGCCTACCAAAGATCGCGATGGCCCGAGCCGACCGCAAGCGAGTTACGTGCTTCACGCGGTGGGACGGAGTTCGCTTTGACGCCAGCAACTGGCCGAAGGAAGGTGATTACCGTGGCTGGGGGGCGTCCTTCCATAAGCGGGCCGATCTTCACTTGTGCATCGACGTTCGCGACATGCGCCGACCAGACGGTGGTGCCAGATCAGGCCACGCCATCGTCCCCAACATCCCCGCCGACGTTTACCCCGAGCGCGGCCACGGCACGCCCAAAGACTGGTTCATTCTATGGGAAGCCGACTGGACCGCCGCCCCAGCGGACCCGATGCTCCTCAAGCCCATCGGCGGCAACCTCTACGCCGTACTCGCGCAGTGGGATTTAACGGAACTGGAGCGGGCGATTCTCGGAGGTTCGCGGGCATGATCGAAATCGTCACAGCCCAACAACACATGCAAGACGTACCAGAGTACGCCGGGAAGATCCCCGAGGAGTACGTCGTCGCCCGGCTTACCGAGACGCCCGGCACGTTCGCCGCGGGACCGGATGAAGATTTCGCCCGGTTTGGATTGAATCTCCTGCGGCACAGATTGGAAGTAAAGAAAAGACTGGTGATGCACCGTGACAACTGAAGCCCCCGACTTCACCTTTGACGAATCAACCCACACCTACAAAGCGGGATCGACCATCTATCCCTCGGTGACCCAGATTATCCGGGCGGCCGGGATGATGCCCTGGTTGGACTACATGGAGCGTCAAGAGCCGTTCGTTTTGGAGAACGCAAGGGAGCGGGGAACCAACGTCCACACCGTGGTCTCGCTCATCAACCTGGGGAAAGATTGGACGAAATCAGACGCCTTCAATCAACTCCAGTGGTGCGGGGAAGAAGGCTACATCAACGGCTACCTCGAATGGCTCGAAGACTCGAAGTTTGAAGTCAACCCGAAGTCTGTCGAGAAGCGATTCTTCAACCGCAACCGGGGCTACGCCGGCACGATCGACTTCTGGGGACTCGAAGACCCGGCTTCGATCGAGGCCACCGTCGTAGACCTCAAATCAGGCGGCTTCGAGCCCGCCGCGCGCCTCCAGCTTTCGGCCTACCAGAACCATTCCGACGGCACGCTGCACGGCCAGCTCATCAAGCGGCGCATCGTCCTGTGCCTGCGAAGAGACGGCACCTACCGCGCCCACCCCCTACGGACATCCGAGAACAGCCTGGACTGGAACGCCTTCCAAAGCTGCCTCAATTGCTGGAACTACAAAGCGAAACACAACCTCATCACCAAAGAAAGGAAAGCCGCATGACCAACGCATCCGTACTCTCTCTACCGCAGTCGATCCGTCAGAACGAATTCGAAGAATTCCTATCGGGCATTCAGTCCGACATCGAAGCGCTCTCCGAGCAAATCGGGGAACCCGAGGCCGGGGACGGTACCGACCTCGAAGCCAAGGTATCGCAAGCCGTATCCACCAAGGTCCGCGTTCGTTCGCAACCGACCTTCGAAGCCACCTGGAACGAATTGCGGACCCTGATGGCCCTGAAGAACCGCATCACCGCGACTTTCAAGACCGTCAAGCAGGCCGCCGACCACCTGCATTCCAAAGTCTCGACCTGGGAGCAGCACTACCTGAACCGCGTCCTCTCGGCCCAAGCCGAACGCAAACAAGCCGTCGGGGACTACTACGTCGAGATGGAAGAAAAGTGGCTCGCCCGCCAAGCGGAGCTGGAAGCGATTGCCGCGGGGCAGGTTAAGGACGGCGAGGCCCAAGAGGCCGTCGTCGCCCCGGCGACCCTCGAGAAGCAACCCGGCGGCTCCATCTCGAAAGGCTACGAAGCTAAGCTCAACAACCTCATGGACCTTATCAAGGCGGTAGCTGCCGGGGAAGCGCCCATGGAGCTTCTGAAGTTTGACCAAGCTGCCGGAAACAAGCTGGCCTCAGCCCAAAAAGACAGCTTCCATCTACCAGGGGTCTCCGCCGTCTGGAAGCCCCAAGTTCGGGTGAACGCCTGGAAATAACCCAGGACTCCCCGAGTCCCGCCGCCCAATGGTCTCAAGTCATCTCTTCCCTCACGGCGGGGACCAACGAACCGGGCCGACGTGGGCGGCTAGGCCCGGTTCACAACAACAAAAGGTGAGCACACATGACACAGACATCGAAGGCGAACGGCGTCAACGGACATGCTGCCGTTCAGTTGTATCAACCACCGAAGAAGATCACCCGGCGCAAGAATCCCAAGCAGGAAATCGCCGACTGGAAGAAACGAGCCCAGGCCGCGCGCGCCGAGATCGCCGAGAACAAATGGTCCGTCCCGATCCGGGGAAGGGAGCACATCAAGATCGAAGGGTGGACCGCCTTGGGGCTGATGTTCGGCTACACGGCCCAGCAAGACCCCTCGTCCGTCGTGGAACGCGGGGAAGTCGGCTCCTCCTCCTACCGCGCCTACTGCCGTGTCTTGAAGGAGCACCCCGACGGAACGACCGTGGAAGTCGGCGGGGCCTTCGGGGCCTGCGGCATAGATGAACCCGAGTGGGTCGAGAGACCGAAGTACGAATACCAGAACGGCCGCCGCAACTACGCCGGGAAAGAGCCGGTCTCCGACCAGCAACGCCTTTCGATGGCGCAAACGCGCGCCGCCTCGAAAGCGCTCTCGCTCGTCCTGCGAGCCATCGCCGAAATGGCAGGCTATTCCGGCACGCCCGCCGAAGAGATGCACGGGGCTGATAGGGACCAGTCCCAGGACAGGGGCGTCGCAAGGAGCGCCCCTGCTCCTTCCCCCAAAAAACACGACGGCCCATCCCAGCAGCGGATCAAGAACCTCTGCCAAAAGATGATCCAGGCCGGGATCACGCCCAACCAAATCTGCCAAGCCCTGGAATGCGACCGCTCCGTCATGCGGGTACGGTTGGCCCAGGTGACATGGAAACAACACCGGGCGCTCGAAGCGCTCCTGAAAGGAAAGCAATGAACCTCTACCAAATCGCCTCCATGTTCCTCCACGTTGTCTCGGGAGAATGCCTCCGGGCCGCGATGGCCGGAGAGCCCCCGCGCCACAATTCGCTGGTGACCGCCCTGGAAGAAGAACTCCACAAGGTCGCCCGTGGCGCCCACCTGTCCGCCTACCAAGTTCTGCTCGGGTTGGCCGAGGGGAAGGATCTGAAAGCCGCTGGCCCCGCCGAAAAGGAACTGATCGAGGAAGCCCGGAAGACCTGGACGAAGCTCTGCTCGATCCAGTTGAAAAGCAAGGTGACCTCGATCGACGAGACGGAGGAGTGATGTTCTGGCGCTTTCTTCATGCCATCTGGCCTTTATGGCTGCCCGGCTATGAGTGGACGTGGGGAAACGCCTATATGGCGTGGCAGGACAAGATCGGCCGCGAGAGCTTCCCAACGTCACACCGCCAACACAGGAGAGTTTTGGAAGGACGGGCGATCCGCTGGCACCCGCCCGACGCATAAGTTTCCCCGGTCCCGATAATCAGCGAACCAACTTCCAGCCAACCAGGCACAAGAAAGGAAACCAACGCTGTTGGGGATCGGGACCGGGGAGTTTTTTTAGAAAGGTGAGGAAATCATGGTAACGCTCGCAAACGCCCGTCTGGAATCCTGGCAGGCCAAGGCTTCCGAGAAAGAAGGCCTCTACTCTGAATTAAAGATCGGGGCCTTTGTCTCGCCCCAGGAAACCGACGCCTTAGGGTTGGGTCACGTCGTCGCCTTGGCCTCGGACTATGAAACCGTCAAAGCCCGTCTGCTGATCTTCGAAGGCGAAGCGACCCTCACCACGCACTACAAGACATCGAAGGCGATCACGTTCCGCTACCAGCGGGCCGACCGCTTCCAATTGACATTGGACCCGGAAACCGAATCCGTTCACCTGCAATGCGTCATCCGCATCGGCCAGCGCGACCAGCGAACCGAACAGATCGCGGCCTATTGGGATTCGTTTGGCACCGCCTTGGCGTCGCTCGTATTCCGGCCCGACGAAACACCCCAGGGCGACAGCGTAAAGCAGGCCGCCATGGATTTGACCGAGCCCCTAATGAAAGACGGCATCGACTCGGTGACCTTCACAGTCGAAGGAGAGGAGCCGGTCACGATCACCAAGGACGACGCCAAGAGAATGCGAGGTAAGAAATGACCGAAGACATCGACACGTACCGCGAGCGGGAGCGACTTCTAATTCTCAAACTGGCGATTGCCACACGGGCGCTCAGTTGGTATGCCGAGCCGCAAAACTACGGCCGGGCTGCCGATCACATCACAATCCGCACGCCCCGATTGAAAGAGCCGCGAGGACACCCGCTCATGAAGGCCCGCCGCGCCCTGGAAAGAATGCGGAAGGTGAAATAGCGTTGACCTGCCGCTGCCAAGTACCCATCCCCCACTACACCCTACGGGATTGCATCGACTTCCTGGAAGCCCGAGTAGCGGTCCTGGAGGCCGTCATCAACGGCGAAGAGTTAACCCACTTTGACGCTCTCCTCCACCCCTCGGCGGAAGAGAGATACCGGATTCAGAAAGCCATGCAGAGCGGGGAGAGAAGTTGGGAGGAGTGTTCGTGAGCCCCACGGAAAGGAAACAGAAATGACAATCGAAGAATTAGGAAACGCTGCACCAACTTGGCTGCGGATCGCCGAGACGAAAGACGCGGATGTCTGGCTGGACAAACGGGGTAGAGTGGTGTGGCATCAGGGCGAGTTCCTGGGCGGCGAGTTCCTGGGCAGCGAGTTCCGGGGCGGCGAGTTCCTGGGCGGCGCGTTCCTGGGCGGCGCGTTCCTGGGCGGCGCGTTCCGGGGCGGCGAGTTCCGGGGCGGCGAGTTCCGGGGCGGCGAGTTCCGGGGCGGCGCGTTCCTGGGCGGCGCGTTCCGGGGCGGCGAAGTCTGGGGCGACACGGTTGGGAAAACTATTGCTCCGCAACGCATCCTCACACTGACGAGCGTCGATGGATGGCCTAAGACCTTATGTGCTGTGGATGGCGTCGCCTGGTTGAAAGCGGGTTGTCACCTGTTCACCCTGGCTGATGCGTACCGGCATTGGGCGGACCGCGAGGATAGGCGTGAGACCTACGCAATGCTGGCGGGTATCAGTGGTGTCGCCGAGCAGTGGGGGTTACGGCCGGAATGATGATCTACGAATTCGCCCCCATCCCCACCGAAGTCCTCCGTTGCCCCAATCTCACCGGGAACGACAAGGTAGTCTTGGCCGCCTTGTTACGCAGAGCCGGGAAGAACGGCCATTGCTGGCCGTCCCATAAGACCCTAGGCGGCGACTGCGGGATGAGCGTCGACCAAATCCGCTACGCCGTATCTCATCTCATCGAGTGCAAGCTGATCCGAACCCAGCGAAGAGTCGGCGGCTCGAACAGCTACACCTTCAACGCGACCGCAATATATGGGGTTCGGGAAAGCTTTCCCGAGGGGGTCGGGAATTCCCAGGGGGTCGGGAATAGTTCCCGAGTAAAAGAATCAATAAAAGAAGACCCCACCGCTACTCACCTAGTGCTTGTGTCGAAGCACCGCAAGCCCCCAGCCAAGGAATGCTCCCTCTGTCGAGGAACCGGCTGGAAGGACGCCCAACGAAACGGAATCTCCGCTGTGACGAGGTGTAGCCATTGAAACCCTACTACGAGGAAGCGGGGATCACGATCCACCCAACCGACTGTAGAACCCTGCTCGCTTCCCTCGAATCAGACTCGATCGACTGTTGCGTGAGTTCCCCGCCGTATTGGGGACTGAGGGACTACGGGATTGAGCCGAGCGTATGGGGAGACAGCCTCGACCAAACGAAGTGCGCCGGGCCTGGATGCCAGCACGAATGGGGCGAGTGGCTTGAGTCCCACGATGAACGCGAAGCTACGGGCCACGCGAAATCACGGACGACAGACCGCTTCTACGGCGATGAGTCGCGCCGGTTCAACGGGAATCACCAGAAGCACACGGCAGGCTCCTTCTGCCAACACTGCCAAGCCTGGAAAGGCTGCTTAGGACTGGAACCCACACCCCAGCTCTACATCGAGCACATGGTCTCAATCTATGAAGAGATCCGAAGGGTGTTGAAGCCGGAGGGAACCTGCTGGCTGAATATCGGGGATTCGTATGCCAACGATACGAAGTGGGGCGGACACTCCGGCGAGAAGAACTACACTTCCGCCGCCGGCGGGTACGCGGGCCAACGCCAGAAGCGCTACACCGGCCTCAAACCCAAAGACCTCTGCCTCATCCCCTTCCGCTTAGCGATAGCCCTACAAGAAGCAGGCTGGTGGGTCCGATCCGACATCATCTGGTCAAAACCAAACCCGATGCCCGAGAGCGTCACTGATCGACCTACACGGGCTCATGAGTATCTGTTTCTCTTGGCGAAGTCAGAGAGGTACTGCTTCGATGCGGAGGCGGTGAGGGAGCCGAACACGCCCGACATGGTAGCTCGGGCGCTTGCTGGGCATACTCGCGGCGGCACGGTGAACGGTAGAGACGCAAGTCGGATGGATCGCGAAAGATTAACGGCCCAGCGAAATATCGAGGCGAATGGCCGCAACATCCGCTCCGTCTGGACCGTCCCTACTCAACCCTTCCCGGAAGCCCACTTCGCGGTCTACCCGGAGAAGCTGATCGAACCCTGCATCAAAGCAGGCTGCCCCAAAGACGGCATCGTTTTAGACCCGTTCACTGGAGCTGGAACAACGGCCCTGGTAGCCCGTAGGCTCGGCTGCCGCTTTATTGGCTCGGAGCTGAACCCCGAGTATTGCGAGATCGCAGCCAAGCGCCTAAGCCAAGGAGTCCTGCAATTCAAATGAACACCTGGTTCGGAAACTTCACCCTACGCCCCGAGGACGTGTACCGTAGACCTTCCTCGCCAACGCACCCCGATACCGACGCCCAGATCCACGCCAAGCCGAAGAAGGACAAGCCCCCGAGGAGAAGAATCATGAGCCGAACCCGAGGACGTGAAACCCCACCTCGAAAATGACATTTTCCTCAACCCTCAGACTGGATTCCCGATGACCGTTGCCGCTACACTGGCCCGTATCTCACACGGGGGAAGTGTGCCGCGCCGACGCTACCAGCTGCCTTCGGTCCACATCATGGAATCGAAGAACCGCTCCTACTACTTCATCCGCTATTGGGCCGACGTGCTTTGCAAGGACAAGACCATCAAGCGCCGCCGGCTGTCGCATTTCCTCGGATACGTGCCGACCACGAACAACCCTGCCGAGCGCGCCCGCCGCGGCGAAATCACGCTCAACGAAGCAAAGAAGCTCCGCAATGAGTTCTTCGAGAAGGTCAATCGCTCCTCCACCATCGTCCAGTCGCAGGTTCCCTTGAAAGAGTTTTTACGGGTCTGGCAACGGGAGCACGTCTCGACCCTGGGCGCCGGAACCCAATCGAAGTATCAGAACTACGTCCAGAACTACGTGCTCCCGAGCTTTGGCGACTTCCGCTTGTGCGACCTTTCGACCGAGCTGCTACAGGGCTGGCTCAACCGCCTCAAGCTAAGCTGGGCCTCAAAGTCCGACGTCCGCAACATCCTCTCTTCGATTTACGCCAAGGCCTCTGATTGGGGGTACTGGCACGAAAAGAACCCCGCCCAGGGAGTCTCACCCGGCAAGAAGCGCGCCAAGCGTCAGAAGCAACTATTGACTCCCTCCGACACCGCGAAGCTCTTCGAGGCCCTGCCGGCGTATCTCTACCTTGTGCTGCGAGTCTGTCAGGTTACCGGATGCCGGATCTCCGAAGTGCTGGGGCTCAAGTGGGGCGACATCGAAGGCGACTGGATCACGATTCGCAGAAGGTGGTACCGGGGCGATGTCGACGTCGTGAAGTCCGACAAAGCCAACCGCGAGCTACCCATCGGGTCGTTGGCCGATCAGCTCGAGCCCCTCCGCAAGGAACGCGACCAATTCGTCTTTGACAAGGGCTCAGGCGAGCCCCACGACGACCGAGACCTCCTGAAGATCATCAGGGCAACCGCCAAGGGCCTCGGGATCTACTTCGAGGGCCTGGGCTTCCATTCGTTCAGACGAGCGGCGGCAACCGCCATCCAGGAAGCTGGAGCCTCAACGGTAGAAGCTCAACTGTACCTCGGCCACTCTCGGCCCTCGATGACCGGGGAATACACCCTTCTGCAACGGGAGAGGCTACGCAAATTGGTGGATCAGGTCGAGGAAGGACGCAGGGCTGAAGTAATTCCGGTCAAGCCGGCAGCGAAGGAGAGCGCATGAGCAATTGGACCGACGTAGGACCGGCGCCGCAAACTCCAACCTTTGTAATGTGCTGAAAACAATGGTAGGCTCGCCGGGATTCGAACCCGCTGACCTCTACCGTGTCAAGGTAGGCGGGGCCATAGACTTACAGCCACTTTCAAAGAAAACACACGACTTAGAGGCGTAGGGACTGGACCAGAGTTGGACCGATGAGGGACAGCCGGAGAGGGAATTGGACCACGACCGGCCAGGTCATACCCAGCGGCCATCTTTGCTTGCAGCTCTGTGCGCTCAGCGGCTTCCACTGCGTCTGCTATCTCTGTGATTGTCCGTTTCATCGCTTTCTCCTGCCGCCCGGCTCATGTCGGTCCTCGTTTTACGCGCTGCGGCGGTCGTAGAGACTCCCGCCTTAGATGTCCCATTCTGTCGCACCCCCACGCGAGAATAGGGCGAATGGAGCCCGAGCGAGTCCGCTACGAATGCAAGGTGTGCGGTTGGATGGTACCGCGCCCGTGCGTGTGCCCGTTTTGCGGTGGTCTTGATTGGTTTGACCTGGGCGATGCTACAGACGGGCGTCAAGCTCGCGAAGCGCCTGACGATGAGCGGTAATCACCCGCTCTGCTTCTCTCGATCGGCCCCCGACGATCGAGTCGAGCCATGAGCGCACCCATCCACCCGGAGCCGGTCGAGCGCCGCCGTCAGGCCGGCGATCATCTGCGTCTGGTGCATCGTCTCGCGGATCATGTCCTGGATCATGCGGTCCTTGGATTGGACCGCCCGCCACAGCACCCCGACCGCAGCGGACAGCGCCCCGATCAGAGTCAGCGACTCGGCGGATAAGAAGCTGGGCGAGTTGGGCATCGGTCAGCATGGGGGTTCGGGCGGCCAAGTGAAGGACTCCTGGACGCGGACGGGCTGATTCAGGATCTCGACCTCGGGCCACGGCAGATCATGATCGTCGGGTAGGTCGTCCCGGCTCACGCCGAGCTGCTCAAGGTCTTGGCTCATGCCTTGCGGTTCGGCTCAATGGACCAGGATCTTACGGGCTCGGTCCCGGAAGGCCTCGAGATCCACGCCCGCAATCTCACACCAGAGCTCACAGGCCTCCGAATCCTGGAAGATCCACGCTTCGGCTTTCTTCCGCTCGAAAGGGTCTCGCAGGTCCGAGACGGCTTGCTGCAAGATCGCGGACGCCAGGTTCCGGCACGCCTGCTCGTCCCAATCCGGCCGGGGTGGGTCTCGCTGGATGATGTACTCGCGTTCGGTCATGGTATGGCTCGCATCCACGAAAATACGCCGAGCGGGCGCCCGATGCCGCCTTGGAACGCCACGACAAAACCATCCGGCCAAGGGAGCCAGTACATCATGCTGCCGCCGCCCTCCCCACGCCCCGGAGAATCAATCGTACCCGCTCGCGGTACTTCTCGACAGAGACCCCCGCGACATCGCACCACATGCGGCAATTCGATCGTTCCGACAGCGCCCACTCCTTGACTGAGAGGTATTGCTGGAGGGCTTTGCGGTGCGCCAGGTCGCGCCGTTTGTAGGCGACAAGAGCCCGCCGTGTCCCATTCACAGGCGGATGCGGCGCCAAGGGCGGCCCGGCTTCGAGGTCTGCCAGCCCCTGAAGGAGCACAGCGACGGCCAGATGCGTCAAAAGACCCCCAATAGAGTCCACACTAACCGAGCCAACCCGGCCAGCTCAAACAGAGTGACGACCGAGGCCCCGAGCAGGCACAAGCCAAAGACGACATAGAGCAGGTAGAGCCAAGCGGCTTTCGTCATCGCGCCCTCTTAGCGGAAAGATCCTCAAGCAACTGCACCCTTCCCGGAACCGGCAAGGCCTGGAGTCGCTCATGCCGGGTGAGCTTGTTGATTTCCGCGCGCGCCTTCTGGATGGCTTCCTTGACCGCGAGACGCTTGGTCTCATCGTCGGAGCGTTGGTAGTCCTGCTCGGCAATCAGCTTCTCAACGGACTGCTCGATGAGCCGCCCCGTCAATTTCTGCCGCGCGGCCGTCTCGGGCTCGGTCTCGTCCTCCTTGCGGGATTGGTTCGCCTGCAAGGGCCTCGGGAAGCTCACGCCTACACCCAGACGGATCATCTCTTTGAGCCCTGGGCGGTCCTTCGTCTTGTCCGGTACCGAGATTGTCGGGTCGATCGCCGTCCGCTTCTCCGAGGTCTGTACTTGGCCGAGGACATCCACTCTTTCCGGGAGCGACTTACGCAGCACGGGGAGTCTTTCGATTGCCGAGCCCAAAGCCCCTTGGCCCTTCGTGGAACGGCGTACCGGATCGCCGAGCCTTGCAATGTCAGCGACAGCCGTAGGCACGAATGAGCCGATGGTACGCGCCGCCGCCGCCGCGCCTCGTGAACTCGGATCTTCGAGGGCCTGTACGGCCTCTTGTGCCCCGGTCAACAACGGTTGGTCGAGGACAGTGCGTGTCGCGATGGCCGCGACATTCGCCGCCGCGTCGGCCTCGGTGTCGCCTTCCGAGATCCCGCGTTGCATCGTGGCGCCGATCGTGACCAGATTCCCGGCGGGGGAGAACGTCGAGATTTGCCGCCATCGACCATTGACCAAGATGGCTCCCGGAAGTCTGCCGGCGGCTTCGTCGATCGCCCGTTGGGCTGAAGATTCAGACGAGACCCCGGTAGCCATGCCCTGCTCAGCCAGGTAGTACCCAAGGAGGATCAAGGCTTGACCCACCGCGCCCTTGCCGATGGCCTCGGAGATGACTTGCTGTTGCTCAGCCGTCATCGACTTGGTGACCAGCGAAGACGCCGCCGCCTTCACCGCCTTGGGAGAGACGCCCGAAAACTCAAGGAGTTGAGTGACGATGTTGGTAGGCGTCCGCTGAAACGGCGCTACGAGGTCCATCAAGAACCGCCCGCCCGGTCCCAAGCTCCCCCGGAAGCGCGAGAGGGCTTTGGTCAAGGTCGTTTCTTGGGCGAAGACCGCCACCTCGGCATCGGCCAAGGCTTCCGCGGCCAGCGCATCCGGCGGACGCGCTACGAGATCGCGCACGCGCTGATTGACGGCACGCCGAGACAACAGGCCCTGTCGCGCTTCAGTGAGCGCCATGGCTCGCGCCCGTCCTTCCAAGGCTCTCCGGTACCCAAAGGCCCGGAACGGCTTATCCGCCGCCCCCATGAGCCGGAACACGCCATTCACATAGGCGTCGATCACCTTGGACCCGGAGTTGAGTTCCCGTTGGAGGTCGAAGCGCTCCAGTTGCTTCGCGGTCGCCCCGGTCTTCAGAATCTCTGCGGCTTCGGATACGCCTCTCGTAGCGGCTTCCCGGCCCGCTGCTCCTATCGCTCGCAGCGACGGCCCGGTCAATGTCCTGCGTCCGGTAAAGAGCGACAGCGCGATATCAGCCACAGCCCCCGGACCCCGTGAGGCTTCGCGCATCGCGGCAAAGGCCGTATTCCCACCCAAGTTCCGCACTTGGGTCTTGACGCCCGTCAACAAGCCCGCTTTCCGCAGTGCTGAGATCGTTTCAAGAACGGAGGACTTCTCGGCTTTCGTGAAGAGGTCGGAGAGTCGTTGACGGGCTTCGGTCAAGGCCTTGGTATCCCCCGCGGCTTCGGCGGCGCGCGCATCGGAGAGAGCCCGTTGCAGCCCTGCTTCGACTTCAGGGTCTAACGCTCCCCCAGCTTTTCGTCGGGCTCGGGCAATCCAGAACTCGGAATCGAAGGACTTCTCGGCGATGATCCGGTGATAGGCGAGGTTGCGCCCGTCCTGGGATCGCGTGGGAATCAAGACATCGAGCAGGCCCTTGGCGTCCCGTTCCAAGGCTTCAATTTCTGCGCTGCGCTTCGCGAGTTGATCCGGTGACAGAGTAAGCCGTTCCTCTGCGAGCTTCCGCGATTTGCGGAGAGCCAGGTCGTTCAGGGTGTTCAACCGTTCCCGTGCGGCAAAGCGTACCTCGGGCCGTAGGGTCTCGCCTGCCTTCGGCGGCTTCAGTTGAGACACCAGATGCGGGTGGAGGGCTCGAGCCTCGGCCTTGATTTGACTGAAAGGGATCGGAACTTTCGGAGCGTGCTTGTCCGCGGCTCGTTCCGCTACGAGCTTGCGGAGCTGGTCCTTCTCTCCGGGAGAAACACGGACCTTCTTGAAGTTGAAGAAGTCATCCGGGTTCACCAAGTCTTTCGGCTCGGGCTTGGTGAGCTGGAGAGGCTTGGGGGCTTCTAGCTGCGGAGCTTTGCGGCCGAGGAGCTTGGCGAGTCCCCCGGTGAGGAAGTCGATCGTGGCGCCGCCTGCTTCCGGTCCAGCAAGGCCCTTAGGCGTTTCACGACGTGCGGACGTATCGGCTCCGAAGAGCGCTTTTTGGGTGGATGGGGCATCGTTGACACTCTCAATGGCCGCTGTCAGGATCTCGGAGCGGTTGGGGGTTTCGGCTCCGAAGAGTTGCGCTTGGTTCGGGTCCCCGAGGGCGTCGACGGTATCGGCGTACCGCGTTAGGATATCACCAATGCGCTTCCCGGAGCGCTTGTTTTTGTCGAACGCCATTAGCAGACGATCAACGAACGTGTTTCGCTCGCTGAAGAAGTCGGCCTGCTTCAGGAAATCGTCAACCGACTGGCCTTTCTCGCGCAGGGTGGAGAGGGTTTCAGCGGCTTCGGCGATCTCATCCGACAGCCCGAGGTCATGCCGCTTGCCGTCGGCGATGGCTTGATTCAATCGCGCGAACTTCGGGGCGGCTCGCAGCATCCCGGCTGAGATGTTCCGGGCGTTGTTGTCGGTCGATTCCGCCAAGCGCTCCACCGCTTTGGGATTCCCGTAGGCCTTGTGAAAGATCGCATTCCGCACCCGCCTTACCCCGTCTTGCGAGAGCTGGCCTTTGGCGTCGATCAATCCGCCTTGTTCGGAGGTCGGCAGGTCTTTCAGGAACCCGCGGATAAAATCGCGGTTCGCCGCCGAGATGATCTCCCCGTCTTCGGAGGCCTGGAAGGTCGAGAGCAGGTCATCGGAGAGCCTTGCCGCATCAGAAGAGGCTTGCTCGGTGGCCGACATGGCCGCGACACTCGGGGAGTTCGCTTCCCGCGCGAACTGCGCCCGGTCGGTGTCCGTCTTACGCACTCTCACCAGCACGGGATTCTTGACGCCCTTCAATGCCTCGGGGGTCAGTCCGAATTGCTGGGCGTTCGCTTCGAGGTGCGCCCGGAGCTTCTTCGAGGGCTCATTGCCTTTCTGGAACGCTCGGCGGATCGCGATCGACCGCGCGTTGCCCGACTCGACCACCAAATCAGGCCCGACGATCGGAGCCCCGTCGCCCGCGTTGATGTTCTCGCCGAGTCTTTCTGGGTCCAGTTTGGATTCCAGTTCCGCAATCTGCGCTTCCGAAGCCAGCCGTCCTCGGTCTCGCGGCTGCAACTCCTTCGGGAAGGACGGATTGACGGATAGGTCATCCCCGTGCGACGTCACAAGGTCGGCCGCTTCCACTACGGCGAATTGGGTTTCTACCTCGGAGCCCTTGGGTGTCTTGGCTTTCGAGGTCCGCCCGAGCCGTTCTGTTGGAATAGTCTTCGGCTTGCCCTTCCATCCGGCGTACTGCTCATCGGCGCGGCGTTTGAATTCGCTGAGGTCGGGAGTCTTGGGTTTGCCAAGTACAGCCTTCGGTGTCTCGGGTGCGCCGGCCAGTTCCACGTCTTTGGGGTTGAGGTCGCGGAACGCCTGCGCGGCCTCTTCGCGCGTCTTGAACGAGCGGTCTTTGACGCCCGCCAAGCGCGGCCCGAATTGCTTGGCATTGCGAAGCTGCTCCGGCGTGGCTGGACTGCCGTCCTTAGCGACCACGGCCAGCTCGTTAGGCACGGACCCAACGAAAGTGAAGGTCCCTTTAGGGGTCTCGGTGATCGTCGCGATAGCGGGGCGCTTCGACTTCGCGCCCTTCTTGGCTCTCACTTCATCAAGAAACCTCTCGGCTCCCGCAAGCGCCTCACGCGGGGCCTTCAGTGTGCCGCTCATGTCGGCACGTCCCTCCGCTTTCGCTTGTGCGGCGGCCTGCTCGGCGGCGCGGAGCCGTGCGGTTTTGTCCCGGACCATCTTTTCGCCCATCGCTTCGAGCTTGTTGAGGTCCCCTTCTACCTTCGGAGCACCTGACGGACCCTGATCCTTAGGGGGCTCGGGTTTCGGTGTGACCAGCTTCCTCGGCTCCACCTTCGGAGCTTCCGGCTTAACCCCCTTCGGTTCCCGGATCTCTCCCAATTTCGGACGTTCTACCGGAGGGGCTTCAGCGGGTTGGGGTTCGACCTTACGGAGCTCCGCGAGTCGAGGCGATGGCTTCGCCTTCGGCCGCGCGAGCTTGACACCCGCGACGATGCCCGCCGGGTCGGCAACTACATCGGCCACGGTCCCGAGCAGTCGCGATACATCCTCCGGGACGCCGAGCGCTTGCGCCCCTTCGGTGACACCGACATTCGCCGCTTCCCCCGTGGCGATACCCGCCGCGGTAGACCCCAGGAACTTGCCGAGTTCCCGTTTCCCGCCTTCAACAAGGGCCGTCCTGCCCGCCGAAGCAATACTCGGGGCGGCCAGGGTCAACCCGATCTCCGACAGCCCCCCAATAGCTTGTGTGGTGCGGTCAACCCGCTGACCCGGCTCCGTCACAGCGCCCCGGAGCCCGAGGAACGCATTCGACACGCCCGAGACGCCCGGAAGCCCGGACTCCGCGCCGCGTTGAAGAACTTGCTCCTGTACGTCCTGGGGCGTCAGAGCGGGACGGTTGGGATTCTCCCGCAGGGGTTGAGCGATGGCATCGACAGCCCGTTCCGCCTGCAAGCGGGTCTTGTAGTCGATGATCTTCGGAGGGTCGGTTACCTGGGGTTCCAGCGCGGCCCCGGATAATCGTGTTCCCGCACGCGGGGCCGCGCCTTCACTTGCTTGGGTAGCGCTCTCCACTCTACCAGGACCGAAGACCGCCGCTCTCGCGGTCCCCATGATCCCTTCCGTGGGTACTCTCTCCGGCAGTGGAGGACGGGGACCGGATACGCTCAAACCCGCTGAGGCGAGTTCCCGGTTTGCTAGTTCCGTAGGTTGGAGGTCGCTGGCCGGCGCGAACCGCTTGTCCTTGAGCGCGTAGAGTTGCGCATCCAAAGACAGCTTCCGAAACGCCGGATCAGCCTTGCGGAGCCCGAAGATTTGCGCCTCTTGGGAGAGCTTGCGAAACTCGGGATCGCGGAGCAATTCTCTGACGGTGGGCATCAACCACCCCCGCGTTCCCGAAGGTAGGCCTCGAATTCATCGGCGGGATTCGAGCCAGCACTGGAACCCGAGGGCGCCGACTCTTCGCCGAAAGCCTCACCGACCAAGCCGCCCTCTTGCCGCCGGTCAAGTTTTTGGAGTTCCCCGCGGATCGCCGTGAGGTTCTTGCGGATAAACCCGGACTCATCAAACCGCGCCTGTCTCTCAAGATCCGCGATCGCCCGTTTCGGGTCGTTGCCGTTCTCAAGCAGGATGCCCGACGCCATCTCGGTCACACGGTTGCGCAGATCCCCAGCCGTAGGCCCGGACTTACCCGCTGCTTTGGCTCCCTTGGTCTTGCCCAACAGAACTTCTTTCTTCTCGCCGGTCTGCGGGTTGATGAACACCCGGAATACTTCGTCGTTCTCGTTCGTGAAGGTCGTTTTGTCGAGGTCGGGCGGCTCTTCCTGAGTGAGTCCCATGGCCGTAGAAAGCGCGCGGATCTCTTCGGGTGTCGCCCGGTCGGTGTCGGGAAAATACTGCTTCAGGTCTTCGAGCTTCCCGATGAAGGGTAAACCGCTCATGGTCCGCTTGACCTTGGCCCTCTCTTCTTCGAGAGAACGCACCTTGTCCAACTCCGCCTGTAGATCCAGATCCGCTTGCGCCTGTCTCCCTGGAATGAAGAACGCATCCCCGCCGTACTCGGCAATCGAGCCGCCATCCGGTCCGACATTCACGCCATGCCCGAGGTCGAGTCCAAGCAATTCCCCTGAAGCCATCTGGGCTCTTTGCTGTGGGGACAACTGCACTCCACGAGACGCCAGCTCTAACTTGGTCGAGAGGTCTTCCCGCTCCCTGCGTCGGGAGTCTTCTTGGGACTCGCGTGCTTCGCGTTGTCTCGCAATAGCGGTTCTCTCCTGGTCCTGGGCCATCCCGAATTGCGATTCCCGCTCTCTACGTTCTTCCGCGAGCCTGGCCAACCGGTGCTCGGGTGGCTCGGTCAATAGCGCCGCCAGCCGAAGGCCCTGGAGGAGTTGTTGCGTGAACCCGGAGCGTCCGCCCTCCTTGCCTTCTTTGGAGACGTGGGGGAAGTCAACGGTCGGCATTATCCGCTCCCCCAGCCGCTAGGGTCGGCCATGCCGCCGCCGCCGCGTCCGCCCAGATTGAAAGCGTCGGTCTGGAGAAAGGGCGCCAGGAATTGGAACGGGTCAAACCCCTGCCGGGTTTGGGACGTGCGCGTGCCCTGCTCGGGGAAGTAGTTCGGGAGTAGCGATCGCGCGTTCTCAAAGCGCCGCTGCTCTTCTTCGCGCGCCTGCTCTTCCATGTACTGGATGATCTGCGCTTCGATGTTCCCGATGGCGTTGACGCGCCCGACTTCGAGTTCGTTCGCGCCGGCCGCGATCAGCCCGGATCTGCCGAAGCCTCTACCCGCGAGGTTCGTTTCGAGTCTCTTGCGTGAGAGGTCCGTCGCCTGGTTCAGGTTCGTGACGGCTTGGTTGCGGGAGGCCTGGAATCCCCCGCTGAACGTCGGGGCGTCGAGATCCCGGCTCGCTTTCCCGATCAGACTGGATTGCAGGGCTTGTTGTTCCGGGTTCAGCACCGGACCGGATTGCGATGTCTCGGTCTGCTTGGGGCCTTTGCGGCCCGCGATCGCGCTGGCCGCCGTCCCGCCGAGCCCGATTGCTGTCGTCAACCACGGAACCGCTGCGAGAAAGGGCATCGTGAAAACCTTCGGGGGTGAGCACCAAGCCCACCATGCCCAATGGTTCGCCGTTGCGGATCGTTGAATTGGGAATGGGATCGACCGCCGCTTTGCCGCGCTCGACGCGGGGAATCCCGTACCGCACCCCGCCCATCGTCTCAATCAGGCTGATGATCGCGTGGTTGTCCTGGAAAACCTCGCTTCGAAGGGTGAGAATGCCGGCCTGAAAGACCTGCTCAAAGACCTGCGACAGCGCCGGAACGGTCGTCTTGCGGCCCCAGAACGACTTGCGGAACAAAAGGTGGGCGATCGCGGAAGGGTGCTCGGGAAGATACCTCTCGATAATCACCAGGCCGCCCAAGTCCCCCCCACGCTTTACGCCGTAGGTCGTCCGGCCCGGAAGCTGGGAACGTCCTTGGTGCCACCGTACAAACTCTTGTTGGGTCTTCGGGCAGAAGTCATCAAAGATGCGGTTGCGAAAAGGAGCGATCCAACCCCACACAGCTGGCAAGTGGGCGTCGGGAAACGGGGAAACGATCGTAACGCTGGCCGTCGAATCCAACACTCAGAAAGTCAACCCTTCCACACATGGAGGTTCGATTCGGACGGCCTGGCTTTTTCAGTATGGACTACAAACGTAGGAATTGACTAGCGATCAACAGTAGGCAAGCCCACCACTGCAAGGCCGCCCCGATCGTCATCCCAATGACCAAGGCCCGCTCATCGGTTTCGGGTTTCGTCACGGTCGTACCGAACAGGCAGGCCGCCGGACCCAAGGCGAACGGCAGTAGGACGCCGTAGAGAGTGATGGCGGAAAGGTAGAAGAGCCTCACTTCTTCGCGAGCTTATCGAGCATCCCCGGCAACCGGCGGGGGTTGGTTTGGGGTCCCGTCTTCTTGGCCGCGGTCTTGCGGGGGGTCGAGAACTGCTTCTTCTGGAGCGCTTTCGCTTTGGCGATCGACGGGCGGACTGGCCCCATGAAATCCTTGTCGCCCTCTTTGGGCACCCTGATCCTTCGCTGGCTCATCTGCGTCCCCCTTCTTCGGGCACTTGATTTGCGCCCTTTCTCTCAAGATGGTACACCCTTCAGGAACAATCCTGGATTGGAAGTCGAGCATCAGCCGCAATTTCTGACTGGCCACGTCGTAGAGTTCATCGCGCATGGCGCGCGCCTTGGCCTGCTCCCGCAGGGCTTGGTTCTCCGATTCCAAGACCTGCATCTGAGCCCAATAGAGTTCCGCTCCGAGCCGGTAGTATTCGCGTGCGTCTTGGTCGGAGAGGTATTGATTGGGGGCGAGCGTTTGCCCTGTCAGGATGCCTGCCAGCATCACCAGGGACGAGAGGAGAAACAGGAGGCGCGTCAATAGAGCATCCTCGTGAAGTCGGCCACCGGATCACCACCCGACGAGCAGGTAAAACCGACAACGGGACGAAGAGTCGACACGCTGTCGCCGGGGTGCTCCTGCATCATATCAGCCACCAGAAACGGAGTCGAGGGGCTGCCACCGCCCGTGCCGTTCAGGTCGAAGGTTCCCTGCCACATCGGGTGCCAGCTCCGCTTGTGGAGGTTCGACAACCGATTGTTGTCCAAGTTCGCCACCCGGCCATCAGCAAGAACGATCATGTCGATGTTGCCATTCCAAAACGCTCCGACATTCTCACCATCATTAAACTCGGGGTTCGCCGCCCCGATGTGTAGATCCGTACCGCTGGCGTTCAAAATCTCATGCGGGAAGAACGCCGAGCCGAGCGCCCCGGTACCGGCAGGAATAAACGCCTGGCAGGCCGCAATCTCGTCCCGGAACGAAGCATAGATGCCGATCAAATCGCCAGCGCTGAAGCTCACCGAAGACATGCGGCACTTGATGTAGGTGTTGATGCCGGTCCCGCAGCGCTCGAACTCCCCCATCCAAGCCTCAAAGCGCGTGTTGGCGCCGTCCCAAAACAACGCATACCCCGTGCCGCAGGTTACCCCCGTACAGAAGGGCGGCAGCGTGGGGCAGTTTTCGAGAGCCGCCTTAGCCAGGATGACTTGAGTTGACGTGTCGCTCGACGCAAAGTCAGGCGTGACCCAAGCCAGAATAGAAACATCGTCCAGATCCTCGTCGAAATCGACGGCGGTATCGCAGACGTAGTAGTCGTCACCGTCGAAATGAATCGCCCCCCCGGCCCACACCAAAAACGGGGCCGAAGCAACAACAACCGCCAAAACCAAGCCATGCCAGGAACGCATCATTGCACCTGCCCGATCAGAAAAGCCGTCACGCTCGCCGCCGAGGTCTGTTCGATGTGGAACATACACAGGGAGTCGGTGACAGGAAACCAACTGGTCTGCGTGAAATTGATCTTCGAGAGCCGCCCCGAGGCGCCGAATGAATGGCTCGGCGTGTAGCTCTCGTCCCAATCGTCAAAAAAGCTGTCCCCGTCGTCAGGCGTCGAGCAGCGCCGCTTCACACTATAGCTCACGCTGCCAAAACTGCTTGAACTGTATACCCAAAACGACAGATCAGGGGCGTCCGCCAAGCCAGCGGGAACAAGAAACTTGACCGTAAATCCTTCCCCCTCGGCGCATTCCATGTTGATCCACCAGGGCAAGACCCCGCTGCCACTCGAGGATTCCGTCCGCTCGCGCGAGCAGGCATCGTGGTCGTCGGTGTAGTCAAGTAGCGTCACCTGGCCGACCTTCGCGGCAAACGTCGAGAACGGGCACGGGTCAAAGGACCACTGCCCCGTCTGGTCGATGAATAAGCACGAAAGCTCTGCTGGTCTGGCCGGGGGCGTCGTCATGGTGTAGCGGGCGACGTCATCTTCCGGCGATCGCAGCGCCACAAATTCCGGGTCCGTCGTGGGCCAAAGCTCTGCCTGCGCCCAATAGAGCCGTCCCGACACATACGACTCGTCAAAGGCCTCCGGGTCCGGCGTCGGCCGAACCGTCAGCCGCTCAAAGTCCTGCCCCGCGAGCAGCGCGGAATATATCAAAAAAGTGATAATCGTTCTCATCGGATCAGCGCAAAGTAGACGTTGGTGTTCTCATCTTCGGGCTCAAAGTCGACTACACACAGATCGTCCGCTTCCATGTCAGCGCCCACCAAGGAAACTTCAATCAGCGTGAGGTCGCCCGAAACGGCGTTATTGTGGCTCGCGGTCCAGGAGTCGTCGAAGTCCCCTGAGGTAAAGTCCTCGTTGTTGTCCGGCTGCTTGCACCGCAACTGCACGTTGTAGTCATCCGCTCCGGTCCCCGAGCGATCCGTCCAGGCCGTAAATACAGGCGCCGTCGTGAAATCAGGCGGTACCCGGAACGCCCATTGCACATGCTCATCGTTCCCGCAGGCAAGGTAGAGGTAGAACACATCAACGCCCGTACCTCCTGCCTTGCCGCGCGCCAGGGAGCACGTCTCATTCCCCGTGTCGTTGTCTAACAACAGGGAATCGGAAACGTAGAAAGGGATCTCCCCCCCGCCGCAATTCTCGTAGTACCATTGCCCCGTCTCATCGACCTTGATACAGGCTTTGGCCTCCGGCAGCTCTTCCCCGAACGTCATGGTGTAGCGCGAGACTCCCGCTTCCGGCGCCCGCAACCCGATGCACTCCGGGTCGAGCGACGGCCAGCCGTCGGCCTGACACCACGTCACGATGCCCGAGCGGTATCCGTTCAGCCCGTCATTCCAATACGGCCGGATCGTGAGACGGTCGAAATCCTGCGCGAGCCCTACTGAGGTAGTCGCGGCCAGAGCCAGAAACAGGAAAGCCGTTCTCATGCGGGTTTATCCGGGGAATCGTAGGAGCTGAGCGCCGACACGAGCCACCAGCGGCTGATCGGATCATTGGGGTTCCGCACGAACACGTACACCGTCACCCGGTACGGTCGCGTATCGACGTGCCATTGTTCATCGTCGAACGAGGCCGCCCCGATGAATTCGGTATCAAGCCAACTGACCCGGTGCCCCCCGAATTCGTCTTGTTCCCACGCAATGAAAAGAACGCCCGACCCGGCGACCTCCGGGAAGCCCTGAGCTTGGAAGTACGCCTCGGACGCATTCGCGTTCGAGGTCAACACGATATGGATCATCGAGAAGGTCAGCGATGATCCCGAGACGGCGACATCGGAATCCGACGCGCCCTCCTCGACGTACATCTTGCGGAAGCGCTCCGAGGACTCCTCGCGCAGGCGGTCAAGGTCTCGGCCGAGTTCCTCGACGGAGAGGCCGCGCCTTCGGGAAGCGGGCAAAGAAGATGAGATGTAGCGAACCCCTTCCGGCACGCTTGAGGTTCGTCAGCGAAGGCTGTACGCTGTGGTCATGAGCGAAGGAGCCGTGTGGTCGATTGTTGTGCTGCTGCTGATAGCGTCGGTTGCGTTCGGGTTGTGGGGCTGCCCGCAGTACATGGTGTATTCAAGCCGTATGACGGGCCAAGCGGCTCTCGCCGAATCGGAGGCCGCCAAGCAAGTCATGGTCGAAGAGGCGAAGGCGGCTCTCGAAGCCGCGCGCTATCTCAACGAGGCCGAAGTCGCCCGCGCCGAGGGTGTCGCCCGCGCCAATGCTATCATTGGCGAATCCCTGAAGGGCAACGAGGAATACCTTCGCTACCTTTGGATTCAAAACCTCGAAGCGGGGCAGGGAGAGAAGATTTACATCCCGACCGAAGCGGGGCTCCCGATCCTGGAAGCTCGACCGAAAGGTGGTAGTTGATGCTGCTGAGCGAATGGATGGAACAGGCGGTACGGAATCAACCCTTATGGCGGGGTTCCTGGGGGCTCATGGGCGGACCGGGTTGCCTGTTGACGGCGACCGCGAGAGAGATGGGATTCAAGAGAAGGCCTTGCGCCTTGGAAGTTTTGTCGTTCCTTGGGGCCAGATTCCCGGCCCTCTCGGTGGCCACATCCATACCCTACGACATTGCTAAGTTTTACGACAACGGGCTGACCGAGAAGAGCGTTATCAACTTCGTCCGAGGCCTGGAGAGCCGAACGGTTAATTGGGGTTGGGACTTCACGCGTCCACGGGCAACTGCAACCACACCGGCTCGACCGGAGTCCGCCGAAACGGCCAGTCAGCTTGTTGCCATGTCTCAGGCGTTGGGGGAATCGGTAGCCCCCGTTCCCCCCAAGTGTCCGGCGTCGATGGAATCGGCAGCCCCGCCGTGCCCCACGTCAGAGATGTTGGTGGAATCGGTAACGTAACCTCGCCCCACACATCCGAAGTGCCGGGTATCGGGATCGGCTCCCATTCCCAGGTCGTCTGCTGATGCGGATGCAGAACCTTGCGGTAGACCCTTCCCCCGAACAGGAAGATCGCGCCCTCGCCTGTCATGGCCTTAGTGGCCGGCCGGAGAGTGAGTTGGAACATCCGCCCCCTCACGGCGCCGTGAAAGTTGATCCTTCGCGGTTGGCGGAGATTCACTTGGGAAGCGGAGAAGTCGAGAACCCCGGTGTGCCGGTCGGCCACCCCCGCAGACCCAGGGCGTTCCGTCGCCAATTCCCAAAACACTTTGCCGGTGGACCCGATCGGGACAAACTCAATATCGAGTTCCACTCTGCGGTAGAGCTTCGTATACTGGTGTTGGCCCATGACGGAAGACTTGGTGATCTTTGTGCTCGCTTTGGGAATCGCGTTGGTGGCAGGCCGCGAGTTGTTGCGCTCCGATTTCTAGCTCAGCTCTTCCGTCTCGAAATACTCGCCGCACGTTCCATCCCGGTACAGGCCGATTTCCTTGAGTTCGAGCTTTCCTTCGTAGAGCATCAATTCGACGCCCGAATCCGGCGTGATCTTCAACTGGTAGAGACAGCCTCGGATGCCGTCCAAAGGCCCGCGGAAGGTTTTCCGCAGGCCGTTGGTGTTTTCGATCTTGCAGGCCGAAGAAGAATTGAAAGTCGCCCGGGTCGCCATCGTACCGCCGGGCCGGTCGGTCTTGAACAGAATCGTGGCGTTGCCGGTCGATTCGTAGACCAGCGACAGCAACTTGAACTCCTTGACGTTGTTCGCCAAGGCTTAGCCTCCGAACGCCTCTTTGTTTGCGGCGTTGATCTCTTTCAAGCGCGGGTGATGCCTTGCCGGGAAGGGATCGACGAACCCGCCACGGTGCAGGATGTTGTTCAGCACCGCTTCGGCCGCCGCCGGCGGGGGCAGCTTCACGAAGACCGCCAGGGAAATCCGCCGCAACCGGACGGTTGGCTGAATCACAGCCACATAGGAATTCCCGTCCTGGTCTTCCCATGGAACCGGGACGCCCTGCGTCTCTTCGACGACTTGTGAGACGGTGGCCTCGGGAAGGTCGACGCTCAGCAAGCCCTTGAAGGAGCGCCGCAATTCCCGCCATTCCGCGATGTCCGCGAAATGCTTGGTCGTCCAGCGTCCCCCGCGCTTCGGGCCTCGGGGCTCCGACCCGAACAGCATGTGAAAGTCGGCGTCGAAGACATCCTCAACGGCGACGGGACGGTTGGGCTCGGTCTTCGAGAGGGCGTCAAGCAGCGACATGGGGGACCTCCGGGAGTCTTACCCGGTGGTTCGCCCGTCTGGTGGAGTAAACTTGATGGCAGCAATGACACGGCGCCTCATGCTGGGCCTGTTGGCCGGAACCCCTCTGTCGGCTTTGGTGCCGAAGTGCTTGCCGGAACCGAGGAACCCAGGCCGCTACGTTATCAACGTAGGCCGCACGCCGATTACGGCCGTCTCATTCAGCCAGCTCACCATCTACACGCGAACCCCGGACGGGCTTTTCGAGGGCAAGGATTCGGGCCAGGGGATGACATGGCGAAAGATCGACCGAATACCGTTCGTGTTTGTCGATATTTAGGCCGCCCCCAAAACCTCGGACTCATAATCATCCCCGGCCGCCCCCGAGACATACTCGCCATAGGGCAGGAACCGCACCCACAAGGTAAACAGCTTGAAGGGCTGCTCCGATTCCAGGGTCAGTCTCATGCGTGACCCATCCGGTGGAGTCGCCAGCTTCAGAAACCGCGAACCCCTCACGCCCGAAGTGTGGTTGATCGTCCCCGTATCCCGCAGGGTCAAGGCCCGGTGGGGAACATCGGTGTAGAGCGTCCAAGTGATGTTGGTTGTCGACTCAATCTCCATCTCGAACTCACGGATGGATTTGACCTGCCACGTATCCAAGTCAATCGGGCCGGTGTCGAAGGTCCGCCCTTCTCGGACTTCCACCCGGTAGTGGAGAATAACCGAGGTGATCTCGACGCCTTGCAGCGACGAGACTTCCGGCCCGTCGATGTGGACCGCGATGTTGCGGCAGCGAACCCCCACGTCGTTCGATTCCGACGAATCCCGGATGGGGAACGTCTGCCGTGTGAACCCGCCCAGGTTGAACGTCCCCATCGAAAACTGCCGCTCGCCGTCGTCCGCCCAAAGGAAAATCGAAAGGTTCTGCCCCTGGGCGTTCCCTTCGATCTGCAAGTCGTCGATGACCTTCAAGTTGTCCGGCAGCCCGAAGTCCTCATAGCCCGAGAACCACCCAACAGGGATGCCGTTCCCGTCGTCGTCGGCGCCGTGGTTGACGTGATACAGCTTCCCGTTCCCGCCGCCTCCGAGAAGCTTGTCGGTGGCCGCATCGAAAGCCATTGCCGTGTAGGCTTCGATGCCGGCGTCCGAGTTGACCTTGTAACCCGACCACTCTTCCAGATCCGGGTCGTAGACAAGGACGGTGTTCGGTTCCGAGTACCCCTGCTCGGCGTAGGAAACGTAGACTTTCTGGCCGTCCCAACTGATGACGGTCTTCTCGCGCGCCCCGGGGTCCGACGACATCGGCAGAACGGAAAAATCAGCGGTGACCGGAATGTAGCGGTCGTCCTCGAAGATCCCCCGAATGGATTGTGAGATTTCGTGCGCGTTGTCGCCGTCAAACAGATACACTCCCGAGGGTCCGACGAAGTAGTCATACCGCCCCGCGGCCACCACCGCATTCGGCCCGATGCAGCCAAAGGAAGCATTGGCTTGTTCTTGATCTCCGGTCGTCGCGGGGTCATTCTGCAACCGCCAAATGCCGTCGATTTTGTAGAAATTGATCTGCCGTTTGTGCCAGGTGATAGCGAGAATCGGCGTATCTCCTCCGCCGATGTAGTTGACGTTGGTCGCGGGAAGCGACGTAAAGACGTTCGTCTCGGTCCACCAATAGGCGTTGGGCTCCAACTCCGTCGAGGCTACGATGAGCCGCTGGAAGTACGGCCCGGCCAAGACTCGCCCCGAGGGAATCGGGTCGTTCGACGTGGACATGATGATGCCCAGGTCCGTCAGTTGGGTTTCCGTCCGGTCAACGTCGAGAGCCGTTGTCACGTTGTCGTTGATTTCAACGAGAAGATAGACGGCCCCCAAGGTACCGCCCCCGATATAGACGCGCCTCATAATCACGGCCGGGTTCGGAGAGGTCGGAATCCCGGTCATCGAGACAAGTTCATTGGTGAGAGTGACTTCGACGCCTTCCGACGGATTCGTTTCGCCGCCGCCTGCCGTAACGAAGGTGACGTAGACCTGATAGGTTCCGGTCAGCGACCCCGCGACCCCGGTGTTGACAGCCCCGATCGAAGAGGTGGGCGCCGGGACGCTCCAGTCCTCAAGCGACCCCCCGCGCTGTCGCCGCTTCGGCCCTGAGCGGTTCATGAAGAACGCATAGTCTTCCCCGCCCGTCGCGAACCCAACCGGCCAGCCGTCAAACGAGGCTCCCAGGTCGTTTCCGCCGTCGTCCGCGTAGAGTCCCCCGCCCGACGTTCCGACGTATACCCCGTGACCCGAAGGCATCACCCGATTGATCGCGGAACTAAGGTCCGCCGAGCCCTGCTGCTCGATCCCACGCCGGCAAAACAATCTCCCCTTGCCGTCGATGCGGAAGTTCTGCATCAACAGCGAGTAGCGCTGCTCCGACCCGAACTTATCGCCGGGATTCGAGTAGTTGAGGGGACCGGCTAGGAGGCGGAATTCTTTCTTCTCGAAGGCCACACCGAGGGTTCGGCATCAGGGAGAATGGAGAGGTGCACACCGAAATTGAGGTCCAGGCCGGTAAAGAGCCCGACGTTCGGATGCGGGGTTTCCTGGAGCCTTCAGGCGAGCTGCATATCGCGCTGGGCGGCCATCGGACGCTTTCGGTCGGAAGGGACGGCAAGTGGTACCACCGGGACACGCAAGTCTACGAGCGCGCATCGCCAGAGGCAACCGAGGTCTACATCGACAAGATCGTCGTGAGCCGCGCCAAGCCCTAACGGCCTACTGCGCCCGCCCCCAATACTGCTCAAACAACTCAAGGTACGCTTCCGCCCGCCCTCTCGCATATTCCGAGACTTCCGGCATGGCTTCGTCGTCAGGGAGAATGGAGAGGTGCACACCGAAATTGAGGTCCAGGCCGGTAAAGAGCCTGACGTTCGGATGCGGGGTTTCCTGGAGCCGTCAGGCGAGCTGCATATCGCGCTGGGCGGCCATCGGACGCTTTCGGTCGGAAGGGACGGCAAGTGGTACCACTGGGACGTGCAAGTCAACGAACGCGCATCGCCAGCGGCGGTCGAGGTCTACATCGACAAGATCGTCGTGAGCCGCGCCAAGCCCTAACGGCCTACTGCGCCCGCCCCCAATACTGCTCAAACAACTCAAGGTACGCTTCCGCCCGCCCTCTCGCATATTCCGAGACTTCCGGCATGGCTTCGTCG